CGATTTCGTTGATTTCCCCGAGAAGCTTAAAGTGGATCTCTTCGCAGTCGGCATAGCCATTAGCGTCGAGAAGCTCGGGGATCATTGCTTTTAGCTTTGGGACTAGGATGTCCCAGCTCTCTGCTTCGGTTACCAAGCCAGGAACATCCTCACTCGTAGCAACCCATACCTTTGCTTCGTCGTCCCACATTGCGTGGACGACTAAAGGTTTCGCTGCCGTCATGATTTGCCCCTTCTATGCGTCGCTTGTGCTTAACGCAATACTATCTATTGCGAGACAAAGTATAGGTTAAATTAGTTCCTTTCAACAACTATATGAAATTACGGGCGGAGACCCAGGCGGGAGCGGCGAGCCAAGAATTGTGGCTTTTATGCGCCAATTGGAGCAAAGGGGCTTAGATACCAAAGACTTAACGGCGCGCCTGAATGATTGGTGTCTCTCGGACGCTTAGGCTTCGCCATGTTGCGATTTTAGCAATGCGTTGCCAGAACCGCACTTGGCGTTACATTCAAACTGCGTCACTACCGGCTATTTCACCATCGCCTTGATCGTCTCGTCCTTGCCCTTGGACCCGGCTGAGCTGCCGAAGTAGTACGCGATCACCTGCTCAGCCTTGGCAGAGAGGTAGCCAATCAGCGCGCCGGCAAGCACGGAATCGACCTTGCTCCAGCCGGCCAGGGTTGTGATCACGACCCCGACAAATGCGCCTACAACGAGATATGCGAGGTTCCGGGTGGTCTTGTCACCTACTACTGCCTCCCGCTTCCTGGCTGAATCCCTGTCCCCTGCCGCGATCTTCTCCAGATCCACGTCGAGCGCCTTCATGTCCTTCACGAACTGCTGGTCGGCCTGCTTGAGCTTCAGGAGATCTTCGGGCTTGGCGCCGGCTAGGGCTTGCTGGATGCTCTCCTGCGTCGGCTCAGGAACTCCCAGGGCGTTGCCGATAGCGGTGACCGCCATGCCTGCCAGGGGTCCGCCGACAGCTGTAGCGAGTCCAGGCGCTACGGTGCGGAGCAAGGCCCTCCAGTCGAAATCAGCCATCGCGCATCAGCTTAGCTAGGCGGACCGCTCGATTCCCAGTCTGCACCGCCCAGCGAGAATTCATCATTTGATTCGCTGCCTCTTGGAAATCGTCGTGGTTCACGGCCTCAATCATCTTGTGGAAGGCCGAGAATCGAGCCATCCCGAGGTTGAAGGACATGTTGATAAGAGCGGCCTTCCGGTTATCCGATAGTGCGTCGAATGCCGGGAAAAGGCTTCGCGCATCGGATTCCGCATGCTGAATATCGTTGTCCAGCATGAGGTCTATTTCGTCCGGCCTGAGTCCTTCTTCCAAGTTCCTGCCGACGCCTATTGTTTCTATGCCGAGCGAATCCTTATAGGGATGCGACCTGACACCTTCATCCGTACGAAGCTGCGACTTAACGAGTTCCAGGTAGCTCATTCTGGTTTCTCCACGCACCGCTTCACCAACTCCGCGCAGTCCTCCGGCAATCCAAGCGCCTTCAGCGTCAGCCTGAGCACCTTTTCCCCGCTCATGTCCAGGCATGTCACGAGTTCACCGAATCGGGTGTAGGGGCCGCGTTTCTTCTCGAAGCCGAGTTTCCAGCGTTCAGCGTCGGTCATCTGTTCTTTCGCTCCAGAATTTCCACTCTTCGCCGAAGCTCTGGAATCTCAACCCCGCGCTTGGACGCAAGATCGGAAATATCAACTCGCCATTGCTGCAGCACCCGCACCTGATCGCGCATCTCAGCCAATTCCTTCGTCGATGTGACGGTCAATTTTTCCACCTGAATCGTGAGCAGCGTCACGTTATTCGCAAGCTTCGAAATAGCATCCGCATTGGCCTTGTTCGCCTCTTGCATGGCGCGTATATCGTTGTTTATGATCTCGCGCCCGCCCCACACTCCGATGAAAGCAGCAAAGAGTACGGAGCCGCCCTGGATTAGCGAGGCTTTAAAAGTGCCGTTCACCGCGCTATCCGCTTGCAAATGCCGGGCACTCGGCTCTCCCTGTCGGATATTTCCTGACATGAGCCGGATTTGACATTGTGATAGGCTCTCCGTCCCTGAGTGGAGGAGGGGCCGTGTTTGCGTACGGCCGCCCCTATTTTTGGAGGAAACAACATGAAAACTGTCTTCGAATTCCTGCGCTGGTTTATTCCGAGGCACTGGCGACGCATGGTCAGGCGAGGCTGAGAATGCGGGTCGCCGTTCTGCTGCTCGCGCTCTCCGGGTTCGCTCATGCGGACGACTGGACGCGAACCGATACTGCCCGGCAAGCTGCCTACACGGTTTTGCACCTCGCCGACTGGGCGCAGACCCGGTACATCGCGACCCACGCTAATTTTAGCGAGACAAATGTCATGCTCGAAGAGCGGCCGTCGCTTGGGCGAGTCAACAATTATTTCGCCGCAACCCTGATCGGTCATTACGCAATTTCCGCCATGCTCCCTGCTAAATATCGCCCGACTTGGCAATACGGGACTATCACGATTGAGGCTTATTGCGTTCTGCATAATAGGGCTATAGGGATAGGAATGCAGTTTTAACCTGCCGGTAGTAACAGTTTTTCCATTCTGGAAAGGCGCTGCTCCATCGAGGCCGCCTTCTCGGAAATCTGTCTGACCGCCCCGGTCAGCAGCATCGTCAGTTTCGACATATTGACGAAGTGGTGGCCGTCTTCGTTGAATGTTACAAGCCGAAGCTCCTCTAGCCGCTTGCGGTTGAAGCCAAGGAATTCCCCGAAATTCTGCTTGATCGGATCGCCATCACGAGACACGTGCACAGAAAGAGCAGTGAGCAGCGCCACGTCCTCGTGATCGTCGAAGTTCGTCCAGGCTGTTCCTACGTCCTGGTGCGAATCGCCGTCGGCGTCGAGGATAAATCTAGTGGTCGTGTCCGTTGCGACCACGACCAAGTTTGTGTTTGCTCCGTTGACGCCAGTACCACTTCCTGATCTCAACAACGCGGTCAGACCTATCGCCCCATTTGCGCTTGTGCTTTTTGTTGCGTCGTCGGTCACATGAGCGCCACTAATTTCTATTCCCTTCGTTCCGGCACTGAATCCTGACAGGATCGCCCCTCCGTTCGCCGCTATTCGCTTCTTAATTAATAAATAGGTATCCGTTTCCGTGGCGCCTGTCATCCCGTGCGCTACGTCACTCGACTTGAGCGACAGAATCTCATCGTCGGCTGCGCCCTGATTGAGAGTCAACCCTTTTGTATTATTGGCGTTCGATGTATCGCCAACCATGAACGCGCCCGCCTCTAGCCTCGCCCCCTCAGCGATTGCGTTGACCCCGGTCCGGTAGAACAGGGCTACATACTCACCGCGCAGGTTGAGCTGCTCATAGTCGGTCACCCCGGCATTCACCGCATCCACTGAGAAGCCAGAGCCAGAGGGTTCGGGCTGGAGGCGCAACCTATCGCGGCCTGCGTCAACAAGCACCACGAGCCCGGAGCCGATACTGGCGATGACCGGTACGGACGGATTGGTCGCGGAGAGCAGGGCATAGCTCACCGCTGAAAGCCCCGAGTCCAGGACGCCGGAGTCGTTCACTACGGTGATCGTGGTGAGCGTGGTAAATGCAGACGCCGAGATTCGGCTATAAATTGTCCCGCCTGAATTCGTGGTCTTTACTCTTCGCCCGACATGGAAGATAGTTGTCTGATCGCCAGCGAGCGAGAACGACGTGGTCGAGATGAAGGTGGGCGTCGGCCCCGCGACCCATTGATCGATTGCCGAGGTCGTATCGTTCACGCCAGTTACAACGTCTATCACACGCACAGACGTTACCGGCGGATCGCTGTCTGTCGGAGTCGTCAGGTAGAGCTTATAATTGACCCCAGTCGTCAGCCATATCGGTGCCGGCGGCTCTCCACGAGAGTTCAGGACGATGGGGTTTGTATGCGGCGTAAGGCCGGCAGAGTCCTGGTAAGCAGTCTGCTTTGTCGTGGAGCCGGACACGTAGGTGAACAGTTGCGCGCCGACATATGGATTCCCGCTCGAATCCAGGATCGGGCCTTGAAACACTGGGCTTAACTTCACTGCCATTTAGTGGCTCCAGAAATGAAAAAACCCGCTCAAACTGCGGGTTCTTGAAAATGCAATAAATTAGGCGTAGGCTTCTTCGCCCGCGCGCCCATACATAATCTTGCTGCTACTAGTCGGTTGTGCCAGTACCGGGGTAATTCATACTGGGCCTGGCACCTACATGATTGCCAAAACTGGCGCAGCACCAGGAACTTCAGGGGCTGAAGTAACCGCCGATCTTTACCGCGAAGCGAATGCGTTCTGCTCGAATCAGAAAAAGCAGTTAGTAACCGTCAACGTCATAGCGTTAGATCACAAACCCTTTGTACGACTTGCGAATTCACAACTAGAATTTCGTTGCGTAGAGAAGTGACGTTACTTCTGCTGTCCCTCGGACATCTCCGTTATTGGCACAAACGGATTCCTTTGCGCCCCCCCAGCCATGCGCAACCGAGAAAGAGCTGTAGGTCCGTAGCCAGGAGGATTAGCCATTGATGCTTGGTATGGCTTGGACAGGATTGCAGACCTTACCAAGGGCCTGCCAGCAAGAAGTGCTAGGCCGGCCGGGTTGTGGAGAATGGCCGAGGTTGCGCCGGCAAGACCGACATCAAGGGCGCTTAGAGGAACACCGCCTACACGCTCAGGCTTCTGAGCCGCTTTCGGAAATTGCTCGCCGAACTCGGCTGCAGTACGCAATTCTCCGGTCAACGGTTTTCTCGTGAGTTCACGCCCCAATCCAACAGCGTCAACATTTCCATCAGGCTTGAGATGCTTTTGGACTGTGTAGCTCTTGGCGATGACCTCTCGCGCCTTCTGGAAATCGGCCAGCATTTCAGGCGAAGCGCCAGACTTTTCAAGGTGCCGCCCCAGTTGTTCTTCTAAGGCGTTCGCGATGCCTTTGTAGGTTCCGCCAAGTTTTGTATCTCCGTTGCGATAAGCTTTGTCGGCGTCTTTGCGAAGAATGCTAATTTGATCTATTGCCGAGCTTGCATCGAAGGACTTGACGCGTACCGCTTCAATAGCGTTTAAGACTTCGGTCTGAGCAGCTTTCGGGAAATCCTTGGCAGCGTTAAGATAAGGTTCAGCAATCGAATCGAGAGCTTTACCAAAAGCTTCATCAGCAGTAACAGTCCCAGCACTTCGGACACGCTCATATGCAGATCCGGCCTCTTTTCTGACCTTCTGGAGGGAGTCTACATTCAAAGGCGCGTCTTCCGCTATCCCGAGAGCTTTACGAACAAGACCGTTCGTCACTTCCTGGTTCTTGATAGATGCGGTTTGTGCGGTCTTGATTTTGCCGGCAACGCCTTCCGCAATCTGATTCAGAATGCTCGGATTGGCTTGGGTCGGAGGCACGACATAACCCGCTTCTTTGGCCTTTACAGTTCCGGCGTCGTATTGCTCACTGGCTCGTTTCAAGGCGGTACGTTTTGCCAAAGCCGAAGCGCCCTCGCCCACAGGGGCGACTCTTCCAAGAGCGAGCGGAACCGATTGGAGCGCCATATTTACACCGGCTCCCGCAGCAGGACTCCCGGTCTTTTCCGCAGTGGCAGCTCCGGCAGTGTCAGCCGCTTCTCCGAGCTTTTTGAACGGGTAGGTGACGGCAGCACTTATCCCCTTCCCCATTTCCGTCCTAGGCTCGTAGGTGAGTGCGTCCTGCGTATTGCGTACCCACTCGGCACCCTGCCCAGGTGGGCCAGGAAGAGCCGCCCCGGCTAAACCAGCAAGACCCGAAACAGGCCCGGCTATCGCTCCAGATCCAAGAGCTAGGCCGGCGTCGATAATGCCGGCCGTAGGTCTCCTGTCTATCGCCGTTTTGATCGGGTCGTATTTTGCCTCATCGCTGCCGCCATATTTCTTCGCCAGCGCGTCGTAATCGACGCGATCCTTTCCGCCGTACTTTGACGCCAGCGCGTCATAATCAACGCCATTCATAGCCCCGCCGCCTCTTTGAATCTCTGTGCAGCGGCCGGCGTCGGGAAGGTCTTCACCCTGCCATCAGGCAAAGCGACTTGCCGGTCATTTGTCGCCGACTTCTTGGGGTGAGCCGCAGCCCGTCCTGCTTCGGAAAGGTACTTTGTGTCGAAGTCGTCCTTTCCGGTAGTAGCCTTGTATTGATCTCGCAGGCCGTTCAATTGGCCGCGCATCAACTCCTTGTAGGTATTGATTACCCCCTTTAACTGCGCCGGGCTATTTGCTGAAGAAATGGTTTTCGCCGCTTCTTCGCGATCTGTAACACCACCGCCACTTCCGACGATGGCCTTTACAATCTCGTCGCCGACGATCTTCTTAGCTGCGGCAAACTCAGTAGGGGCAGCCTTTCCGGTCTGCTCGGCATAAGCATTGCCGAGCTTGTTTATTAGCTGCGTGTCCTTGTTGTTCAAGGCATCCGCAAGCTGCTCAAGCGTGTCCAAGTGAGATAATGCGACGTTGAACGAACGCACTGAATTTCCCTGCTTGCCACTAGCGAAGTCTTTCTCTGCTTTCTGTCGAGTGCCAAATTGCGTAGGATCGAACTGCGGGTTTATCTCGGTGACTCTCGCCATGATTTGACGCCCCTGCGGCCTGGCGAGGGCAAATCCGCTTAAAGGCGCGAGCGTGCCGTTCGCGATAGCCTGCGCAGTGGTTTCAACAGTCTGAGGATCGCCTTCGGAAGCAAGGTTGTGTCGCTTGGTCTCTGCATGGGCTTCGGCCTGACCAGGTGGAACCGTCTTCGGAATCGGCTGCGCCCCAGCAAGGGGTCCGACAGGCCCCGCCATTGGATTTGTCTGCATCGGAGTAATAGCCCCTCCTGTGTCCGTCATGTGGACACTAGGAGCTTGCATCTTCAGATATTGAATCGCCTCTTTCGCCATTCCAATACCGGAAAAATTCTTATCCGGGTCGAACTGGTCTGGCATCTTTTTCCCATGCTCAGCCCATTTCTGACGGACTTGATCATATACAGGCTGAATTTTCGCAATCGCCGCATTCTTGTCATTACCAGATTGCTGTAATGCTTGTTTCCAGGCGCTATCGAGCATCATCGCATCAGAGCCGATGGCTTCATAGAGCTTCAACTCGCGGTCTAAGTCCTCTTTCTTCAGTTTCGACGCCTGTCCCTGCAATGCCATTGCGGGTTGATAATGCCCCTTCGCCATTAGGGCTTGTGACATCTTTTCCGGGTCGCCGCCAGTAGAGGCGGCAATGTCAGAAACATCCTGATCCATCGTGTACTGTCTTTTAGCATGCGTATAGGCTAGGGCCTTCGATGCCGAGTCTAGCGGGCTCTCCATCGTGAACGGACGGATGTTGCTGTAAATCGAGGTATCGACAGGCATCAGGTGTAGAAATCAGAGGTGGAATTGCCGGATACTGAGTTAGAGCGATTGTTCAACTGGTCCATGTAATAGCGTTGCTGGTACATATTGCCGAGGTTGTTCAACGCTCCAGAATAAGCATTAGACCCGGCAATAGAGGCAGCCCCTCTCGCATTCGCCGAGCCGATAAGGTTGTTGCCGATCTGATTGGAAGCATTCGCCCCGAGCTGAGCAGTGGTGGTGGTCGCGGCTTGGCCTATCCCAGAAACTGCGGCAAGCTTGTTAAATTCGTTCGCCTGATCCCCAACAAACCGCTGTTGAGAAGCGCCGGCCTGATTGCCGACATAGTCAGATGCGAATCGCTCAAGAGCTTTAATTGCACCGCCAGACTTAGACATTCCTCTAGCAGCGAACATCCTATTTACGCCCTTGGTGCCTTCATCAAGTCCGAATCTCATTGATGCCTGCACTACCGGGTCGTTCTGGAAGTCGTCCATGGTGAAACGGCGCAGCAAGTCGCCGCCACCGCCACCTACTCCAGGCTCACCAGGAGAAGTGGCAAGGCGATCGTTATAGCTCTTGACATAATCTGCGTAGCCCTGATCCGGGCCATTTTTTTGCAGTTCCCTTGCTATGAGATCATTTACGGATTGCGGATCGCCCTTTACGCCGATGTCGCCGAGATCAATAGTTTTATTGGTAGGATGATAGTCGCTTGCAATCCACTCCTCCTTGCTTTTCAATGGTTCGCCGGATATAGCAGTCGGAGATATTCCCATCCGTTGACGCAGTCTGTTAAGGCTGGCTTGCCCGGCATTTCGCCATGGCGCAAGGTCTTCGCGGCTTAGATCGAATTGCCGACGAGTTTCGGCCGTGGCTTCCTTGGAAGCATCAGCCTGATCCTTGGATGCATCTTTTGCTCCTTTTCCAGAAAGATAACCACCGATCAGAGTCCCAGCCCCAATAGCAACATAGCCCCAGCTCATGATTTGTCCTCTATCAATGGGAACTCAGCGTAGTTTTTTGCAATGATGAATTCCTCTAACTTCTCCAAATCGGTTTCGTTTGTGGGATTGGCATGTATCGTCGTCCAAACGGTGTCTTCATGCACAAATACCGCCCGCTTAGTTCCTGCTGTAGATACCATCGTGATCGGCCCTACTAGTCGTTGACGGCCGTCCTTTGTAAGAACGGTTACGTCTCCGTACGAGATAAAGTTCACATGATCGTGTCTGTGAATCTTTCCAACGACTATTGTGCCTTTTGGTAAGAAAATCTCCCGCATGTACACGCCAGTGGCGAACGTATGTTTTAGCGGGAGGTCAATCTGCTCAATCCCGAGCCTCTCTAAAACACTGAGGATTTCTTTTTGCAACGCCTCAAGCGTTTCGCGTATTTGCGCCTCGCCTTTGGGCTCATGGAAGGATAGGATTTCTCCCTCTAGAACAGCCGGCAGGATGGCTTGTTCGGTCATTGTTGGAACACGATCACCGTATAGATTTGGGACGCCGGATCAATGGCTCCAGCTGAGTAGTTGGCTGCCCTGATCGTCGCCGTATCGTCAGCGGTTATGGTTCCGTCCAATATGATTCCGTTGACTGCAGTAGTCGGTCTGACCAAGACTGCATCGCCAATCCTGGCGCCGCTTATGGTTACCGTCGTTGTTGCCTGGGTCTGCGCGAGTATGTTTCCGAAGTCGTGAGTCTTTTTCACGGTCAAGGTCGTATGCCAGCCCGCCAAAGCCCGCATGACGGCTTGAAACCAGTTTCCCCATTCCGAAGTCCAAGTGGCGGTGTCGCCAGCGACACTCAATCCCTGGCGAAGCGGTACGGGAAATTTCACGAGTATCCTGGCGTGTAATCCAACCCAGCTCCGACAATTACCCGTTTAACTGGATCTGTGATCGCTAGCTCGAATATATAATCTCTAGCCGTTCCGAGCCTTCTGAACTCAGCGCGTTTGGGATATTTTCCAATCTTTCCCATAGAAGCCCTCAACTCATTCCCATAGGAATGCCCGCCATCCCTCGAAATCCTCAGCATCACTTGCGGATCTACACCTTGACCGGAAACAAGACCGACGCCTGATTCGAAGTCCACGAATAGCCTGTTGATCGTCACCCGGTCGTAATTCTGGAAAAAGTGCCTCGTAACAATGACCGACCTGATCGCATCTCCGTTGTCCGAATAAAGCGTCGGGTCGATCATGTAGACGTTTCCGTTAGAATAATCGAAAAGGCGCGGCTTGTTGACATAGTCGAGACACATTTCTCCGCGGTCTCTTTCCCCATTCAGACCGTATTGAACCTCTCCCCAAAGACCTGATAAAGCATCGAACTCGAATGATTTCATTCCGGTCGGAAAATTGATCTGGTAGAACGGATGCCCGCCTTGCATCCTGGAAAATCCTGTTGCATCGGATACCGTAGTAAAGCTGTTTATGATCGAATCGAGTTCCGGATTTGATAAAGGCGTAGGTGTATAGCCTTTCAGCATCATCACCTGAACCTGACCCATTTTGTTTTTGAACAGGCCCGCCAGGGAGTCATTGAATTTAGCGAGTGACCATCTCGCAGCCAATCCGTACTCAATCGTGGAGCCTCTTACCGGAGCAAAAGGAAAATCCTGCGCTCCAGTGTTACCCCAAAACTCTGTCGTCGCCTCTCCGAAAAGTGAGATTTCGCCGTGGTCCGCAAATACCCTGACCAATCCATCAGGGGCACTTTCAGCGCTCGCCACGTCCAGCGCATCCCAGGTCGTGCCGTCTGAGGAGATCTGGAACGAATCCCCGGAACCCTGATCGACGATAAATTGCCCGTCGAGCCAAGTGCAGGTAGTGGCGGCATCCGGATAATCGGCAGCGGCCACGACCGCAAAGACGTTGGTTGCCAGGGTGAATGTATAACCGGCAGTCCCGTCTGTTATTAGGATTACTACTCCGTCAGTCGTCAGATCAACTCGGCCGGTGGTTGTAGACAGCGTCCCTCTGCTGGTTTGGGTCCCGGCGTTGTTGATTTCCCAAAGGGTCCCGCGATGGACCACGAACCCGCGGACACCTACCGCTATTGCTCCGCGTGCTGGGGTGTCGCCGAACGTCGTAAAGAGCGACCTTCCGGCCCTCCCGTAAAACGCTATCCTTGTCTTATCCCCGTCAGGTTGTATTTCCCCGTACAGGTTGATTCTTTGCTGCGCAGTGACATTCGGTGATTTGCCTTTGAATCCGCCCCCAAACAACGGGACAATCGGCATCAGTCTCGACCTGGTTCGAAAAACACGTCGGTCGTCTCAGGGTCGGTGTTCTGCGCTATGCTCAAAGCCTCGTTCCTTGCGATCATAAGCTCTTGAGAAACCGGCTTGCCGTACATCGGGCAAATGTCGATCGCCAGTTGAGCCACGAGCGGCCGATACCATTCCTGTGGATAGTCGGGGGTGTCGGTCAAGGCATCGAAGTCCTCAATCGTCCCCAGGAACACGATCCTTATTACCTTGGTGACGTCGTCTGGCTCGATATCAAGATAGAGCGTCCCATTGGTCAAAGTCGCTTCGTAGGCCAGCCAGGAAGGCGTGCCGTCAGCCGTTTTGTCGGGTATGGCCTCGTAGTCCTCACGCTTCTTATTGACTACTAGAGGCGTGTCTAGCGTGTTTGTATCTCGTATAACCGCGGTCAGGAGGTTGAGCGGTCTTCTTACCTTGGTCGTATAGGCAAAGATTCTAGCCCCACTAGCCGCAGCTCCTAGCGAGTTCGCCGGCAGCGTAATCGTCCCTGGAATAGCGCTTATGGTCGTCCAGCCGATAGACCCGCTCGAAAGGACGAGCCCGATGTTGTCCCCTATGGTCATTCCTGTGGTGCTGGCAACCGTGATGCTGGTTGCGTTTGCGGCCTTCGAGACACTTAGCGTCGTGGTGACGTAGGACGACGTTGCGTTATCACCAGAAGGTCCTAGGGAATAGACGGACTGGCCTTTTTGCAGGAAGACATAACCCGTTTTACGGCTCCACGTCTTCAGGTTCCCACCGAAATCTGCCTTCCCCTGCCATTGCTTCACCAGCATGTTGAGCTTGCGCGAGCAGTCGGCAATATCGTCCGCGTTTGGCGTTTGATCGATGCCCAAGATCGTGGCGTCCTTCATGGCCTGCGTAATGATTTCGTCCCGGTTAATTGAGAAATCAACCGAACCGGAAGTCGTCACGCAACTTTCCTTTCAAACTTCGTCAGATGAGCCTGGATCGCGTCCCACATGGCATCTTCTGAAATGTCCTCCTGACAAGCCGCCACTCCGATCTTTTTCCCACGCCGGCAACTATCGAAACCGTAATGCATCATGTGGCACGGGTAACAGGAGGTATTCGCAGGAGTCAGGGAGATGCAATTTACCCAATCACGACTCAGGTTCTCGACCGAGCTATGCGAGAGCGTCAAGACTTTGGGGACTCCATCCATCGCAGCCGCATTCATAACTCCAGTCTCAGGACCGACAACTAAATCGGCCACGGAAATGAAAGACAAGCTCTGACGGATCGACCAGATACCGCTTTTCGGGATGACTCGCTTTTCGTTCTCCCACGGATATTCGATCATCTTGCATAGCTCATCACCGACGAATACGACCCGGCAATCATGATGCCTAATCATCAGCCGCGCAATAACCGCATCGACGTGCGGCCATACCTTATGAACCGACGACCCAGCCAGCGACCAAAGGATCACCGGCCCATCGGTTTTCATTCCCTGGCGCTCTTTCCTCGCCCAGGTCTTTTCTTCCTCTGTCGCGTAGAACTTCTGCCGTGAAGGCATTGGCACATCCGCCAGCTTGTGATGGAACTCGACGTAATTCTGGTTCAGCATTGCGTGTCTGACTTCATGCGGCCAGCGCGAGGCAATCTTGTCTTGTGTGGCTAGAAACGTACCCTCTACTGACTCGCACAGGTTGATCCACTTGTTATATTTTTTCTCCTCATGCTTCCAGAAATCACCGAGGGCGGCATTAGGGACTTGATCAACGTCCTGGAGAATCACTTTGTCTATGTGTGGATCGTTCTTGACGACGGCGTAACCCCTGGGGACCGTGTACAGGGTGATGTGATAGCCCTCTTTTTTCAGTCCCGGGAAGATGCTGGAGGTCATCAGCAAATCACCGAAAGCTCCATACCTAACGACCGCACAAGTCTTCTCCGGCTTCGGGTCCTTGTAGGACATCCGCCATTTATCGCCCTTGATTTTCTTGTAGACCTGAAAGAAGGAGTATTCGGTATCCTCGTTCCGCTCCTGGTTATCGATCAAATCCCACGTGCCTTGAGGGACCAACTTCTTCATCACATCGATGATGTCCTCTGGCAGGAAGTCGTGCTTATGGTCGGGGTTAGAACCAGGGACTCCGATGTTTGGATAGAAATTCTTGTGCGGGAGGTAGAGTAGCAAAAACCCTCCAACCTTCACCAGACGCCACCATTCTTTTAGCGCGTCTTCGTGGTCAACAATATGTTCCAGAAGGTGCGAGCTGAATACGAAGTTCATCGACTGCGAGGCGAACATCTCCAACTTCTCGCATGTCTTCACTACGAAATCCGGCTGCATCCTCGTTCCGAAGAGCTTGATATCGGCTAGGTTGTCCACCCCGATAAAATGCGGGAAGGCTTTATGCGGACCACAACCAAGGTCCAAGCCCATCCCTCGGGTGTATTGGACAAGCTCCCAGCGAATCTTCCCGGCTTCGTTGCCTTCCGGGTCGTCAATTTTCCAGACCAATCACACCCCCAAAGAAGAACGGCCCCGAAGGGCCGTTTTGTTACGACGTCACCGCAGCGCCAGGAACCAATGCGTACTCAACAGAGCATCCCAGTTGAATCGTCGCGTCGGTGCCGGCGTTGTTGATATCCAGGCAGTCCCCAACAGCAAGGGTGAAGGTGCCGAGGATGTTGGTGCTAGCGATTGCCGCCGACCCGTAAGTCGTTAATACATGGGTCGTGGTTCCCGTGCCATTCGCATTGATCTTCAATGCGGTGATGGCATTGGCAATAGTTCCGGCAGTCTTCGGTTTGAAGTTGTACGCCTTCACCAACATATCGGTGAAAGCCACAAACCGATGAGCTGAGATAGTCCCAGCAATGCCGCTCCCCGAAATTGGGCCACCAGAGGTGTAACGCGCACGATAAACAGGATCGTCATACGACATGCTTTTTGTTGCCATTTGTATCTCCTACCATGAACGCCTCCCGTTCAGGGAAATGTGGCAGCGGGGGAAGGCCCGATCCGCCTTTAAGTTAAGCTGCTGACTCCCACTTCACGATGCGGGCGTTGGCGACGTTGTTTGCGATGTTCGACTGAATGCTCGCAAACCCGCCGAGGTAGTACCAAGCCACACCTTTCGAACGTCCATAGTCTGTCGGGATCTTTCCTCGCATCTCCTCGGGGACCGCGATAGCTTCCGCTGCCGTGTCCTCGCCGCAGAAGAAAATCCAGTCCGACAGGCCGTTATCCCAGGAGTCCGAGACGTTGTTGAACGTATCGAATGTCGTGGTATTGTCAGCACCGCCGCGCGGGATATTGGTCTGCTCGACATAGCGCATGTTGTCGTACCGCCCGATCTCCCCATACATCAGCTGCCTAAACCCTTCGGTCGTGTATTGGAATACCTGCTCCAGATTGTTCTTCAGGGTCCGGAAGGTGGACGGCCAAGCGATGGCGTAATAGTCGTCCTCCGTGTAGGCCGGAATGTTCCGCTCCTTCATGAAGTCCACCACGAGCTTGGTATGCGGAAGCCCAAACGCGATGCTGTTGGTCGCCGTCACCGTCCCCGTGGTGCTGATATGCAATGAGGTCGTTGACGTGCCATTGAGTGCCTGCACGGCAAGCAGCGTGTTGTTGAACTGCGCATGCGCTGAAGCGTCGAACCATTTCTTGGCGTCGTTCTTCAGCACCTTGTTGACGATCGTCTTGACATCGTGATACGACAAATCGTCAAGCTTCCCCGAATACGGAACCGAGTTCCCCGCCTCCGTCAGGGTCAAAGTCCCCTGAACGATGGTGAAGTTAGTTTCCGGCATCGTGGCGGTTTCCGCCAAGCTCTGAGCCGCCCTCACTGCTACATCCTGGTAGATGTCCCAGGTGAAGATGTCGCCCTTCTTTTTTCCGCCCAGAGAGGCATCCTTCACATCACAGAACTGGCGAAAGCGCGTCATCGGCTGAACCGCCGCGCGAAGGTCTTTCGACAGATTCAACGAATAGAGGAACCCGCCTAGGCTGTTTGTCAGCCAGACTTGTCCTGCCATTTGGATCTCCTAAATTAGCGCCGCGCCCTCATTGCGTCAGGTAGTTGCCTCGATCTGCCTCTAGTGGCTGCCATCTCGGCAATAACTTCCTTGGGCGTTGGCTCTTTCTGTTCTTGCGGAGCCGGTTTCCTTGCGGAAGCGGCTGCTGGTTGCGGGACGGATTGAGACTTCAGGACGCGTTTCTCAGCAAGAGGGTCCGCCTGCTTTGGGGCTTTGGCTCCGAGCCAGTCCCGGACTTCCTTGACGATGTCGCCGTATAGTTCGAGGTAAGGGCGGTTATCGCCCGCCTGTCTCTTACTGCGTTCGCCGTCAAGAAATAGCCTGTGCAGGTAGGGGTCTTCTGCGATGTCTTTGCATTCCCGTTTGTACCAACCTTCCGCGGTCCGAAACTCCATGCGCTCATCGACCATGGCCGCCGCCTGTTCAGGGGTAAGGCCAGCATTACCTTTGAGCTTCTTGAGTGCTTCGGCTGCTTCTTCCTCGCTACCGTATTGGATGGCGTGGGCTAATGCCTTTACGTCCTCTCCGGTGGCTTTCGGAGCGTCTTTCGATGGCTCCGGATTCTGTGAATTCTGTACGTGGGCGAGGAGGCGATTCGCTTCCTCGCGGGCCTTGTTCGCTTCGACCAAACGAGCGTCAGCGGCCGTCTCTTTTTGCAATGTCTTGATCCCGAATTCAATAACTTTCGACTCTGGGACTTCCTGTTCTTTGCCGTCAACCTTGATCTTGAAAGTTTTCTCGGCCGGCTTTTCCGGCTCGGCCGGAGTTTCTGCTTCTGCTGGAGCAGGCGCTTCCTCGGCCGGCGCTTCAGCCTTCGCCTCGGCCTTCGCTTCCTCGGCAGGAATCAGGTCCTCGCGCTTGCCCCCGCCCTGTTCGATTTCCTTGGCCTTGTTCTCCAGGTCGTTCGCGATGATCTGTTCCATCAGATCGCGGCGGGGATTGACTAGCACCAGTTCTTTTTCCTGACCTTCTTCTTCAGCCATTGGCTCTCCAAAAGAAAAAGCCCGCTGGGCGAACCATGCGGGCCTGTAGGGAAACTCTGCTTACTCTGCTTGTTCCAGCGTGTCTAAGGCTTGGCGCCCCGAGATAATCAGCTCAACTAACCAGCCCTTGAAACTCTCGGCACGCCGGATGTCATTTTGCAGCTCGGCTATACGTCTCCGCCTCCAGGGCGCGACGTTCTTTAGCTTCTCCGTTGCTGCCGTCACTTCCTGCTCGGCCATACCTAGGATTGTTCGTCCCAGGTCGGAGGCTAGAAACTCCTCAGCGTCCTTGCCGATCGTCACCGAGGCGATTAGAGCCTGGCTGTCGTCACTCATCGATTAGAGCCACTACAAGCGCCACTATGCGATTCCTCTTTCTTCGTTTCGACGCTTCGTATTCAAGATGAACGAGCCGCTTCAATTCATCGGCGTGAGCGGTAGAAAATGGCGTCCTGGTTAAAACCGTAACGGGCTCGATAAACGGCATCGATGGCTCGTCAGGATCGCCCCAGTAGCTACGCTTGCGGCGTTTGAACCTGCCGCTACCGCCAGTCCCGCCGTGCTGAACGACAACATCAGAAACAATAACCTGTTGCTGTCCATTTGTGCTAAACGATCCGCTGCTAAAGCTGCCGCCGCTGAAACCAGCCATCAGCCCAGATCACAATATAATTACATTGCTTGGAAGGATAACCAAGCCGAGCGTTAAAGCCTTCGCCACAATTGCCGAAATGATGGCGGCTTCTACTGTCGCTTGCGTAAGGCTACTGGGTAACGACACTTCGACCTCTTGCTGTCTGCCCGTAGCAATATCGGCCGAAACATCATCTCCAAAGAACGTGGCCGAATAAACTATCCTTTGTAGATTTACTCCACCAAGTCCAGCATTTGCTCGATAGTTTGCTATAGCATTTACGACAGGTCCGGCAGTGCCAGTGCAACTCCATTCCAAGAGCCGTGTGTCGAGAGCATTGCCGTAGCCCCACACACCGGGCGCTCCGGAAGCCAGCGATGCGTCGGTCCCTGAGAACTGGATCACACCGTTTTTCTTGCTCGTTACGGTGGTGCCGACTACACTGATTTCAATATCGTCACCTTGGGCGAAACCGCCGTGGCTGCCGAGTAAGGTCGGTACTCCATTGACACCCTTCTGGGTAGTCGAGCTAATAGAATGCCCCACTAAGAAATATGCGCTTAGTGAGCCATCTAGCGCGCATCGCACAGCGACGCCAATCTGGCTGTTAGCAGACGCTTCCCGCTCTACAGTTCCACGCGAAAGCTGGTCGTTGGCGAATGAAGCACCGCTGTATCTGGCGCATACGTACTCGCTGGCTCCTAGATTCGCCGCGAGCGCATTAGACTGGATCACAAAACTGCTCGTCAACGCGCTCGGATAGCTAGGGAGATTTATAAAAGGCCCGTGCGCGGTAAGCGCTACTCCGTTCGTGTCAGTGAAAGCATCGGCTATCATAGAGTCCCCAACGACCCGATGGAGATCGGAGTCGCACCCCACTGATCACCCAAAAACTTCAAGCCCTGCCGGTATAGCCAGCTAAGCGAGATGCCGGTGAAGTCGTATCCACGAATGTCCGCTGCCGCCTTGAGGCCCTGGCGAACCTCTAGCGGGATGTCGTTGATGAGCGTGTCGAGCGTGTAGCCAGGCTCGATGATTCTCCTGTTCGCAATGCGGTTATAGCACTGCGCGAAGAGCATCAGTTGAGCGACGGTTCGCAGCACTACCCTAAACGTCATTCCGATATCGACCCATCCTGTTGGGATATTCAGCACCTCCAGCTTCGAGCGCACCGTGTCGCGCTGCGCCGCGTTCGCAATCGTGTCGTCGATGTTCAGCGGCGCCGCAGTCACGTCCGCGTTCGCGACGAGCGTGGTGTGCTGGGCGTCGGACACGTCAGCCACCACCAGACATGTCGGCTCCAGGCCGTAATCGAGGAATCGAAAGATCGCATCCACGCCGGTCGGATTGCCTGAAATGAGCCCGTCGAATTTCATGTATTTCGGCCCACGATCACCAATGAGCGGCATGATGTAGTAGCGGACTGTCACGAAAACACCTTAAGCGCCTACGTAATAAGCGCAGTTGCCGCGCCACAGCACAGCGGCTCCTGGGACCGGCATTACGATTGTCGTATTCGTATTCGCCACGCTGCTCTTGATCGGCTTGGAGAAGTCATTACGCACGTCGATCTGCGTGCCGCCGGCAATCATCGCGTTCCCAACGCTCCACGCTGGAGACCCGGTCAAATTTGTGCTCGTTATAACCAACGTCGCGGTGCCGGCAAGCGCCGCCGTAGCATTGCGCGTTATGTCCAGCATCGTGAGGTAGTGGAATAACCCAGCACCGGCAGCCGGAAGCGTGATCGTGGCGCCGGTATTTGCCGCTGCCGTGACCGTCACCCACAATTGCGCCGGGAAATCCTTGCCGTAGATAATGAGGTCGGCGATCGACCCACGAGCCGCAACGACTACAGTTCCCGACGTGTAGGCGGAAACGCGGCAACGGATGCGCCGAATTCCCGTAACCCCTACCGTGTACGTCTTGGCGAGCGTCGTCGTGATGACGACCGCAGCTAGATAAGCCTCCGTCAGAATATCGAGCGCCGGGAGGCCGATGTAGTTGGTGCCGTCTACCGTACCCTCGAAAACAAGCGTTGCGTTCATCGCCGCCGTGCGCAGATCGAACGTCGCAGTGGAAGCGCCGTTAAGATCCATGACGACTTCGCCGTTAAGAGCCGACAGCGTCGCAGTGATCGGGCGCGCGTCGGTTACGGATTCATTCGTGACATAGTCGGGGAACAACCCCCTGATCTCGTTACCGCGCGCATCAACAAGTTGTGGCATGTCAGCCGACCAAGTAATTCAATTTGAAGGCTCCTGACAATTTGCTCGCATCCTGCGAGTAAAGTTCGGCTGTGAATTGACCAGTACCAGCGACGGCGTTAAAACCTACCTGCCCCATCCCAGGATGATTGGCGTCGGACTGCGCGCAGTTTCCCCATCCGAGATCGATTTGAGAACCGGTCGTCACCCCGGCATCGGTGATCGTGAACGATGCCTCCAATGCGGGGGTCGCAACGGTCACTGTCGTCGCCTTGATGTCCGTCGAGCCAGCCCCGGGCGCAGCACCGACTACCGTAGCGCCGACACGCCGCAGGAATTCACCATCGGCTACGGCGCCGACGACAAGCGTAGTAGGGCCTGCGGTCTCTCGAATCCCTCGCGCTTGGGTTACGGTCGGGCTCGGGTAAGTGCCGCCAAGATCTCCACTTGCGGCGTCTCCGTCAATGACGGCAGCAGCAGCTACGGCAGCCGCAGCGCCGGAGGCATCAAAGTCTGTCGTGGCCGCAGCTGCTGCCGACCCGAGTGTTGGCTTGCCTGTCAGATCGGCATAGGCCCCGGTCTCAGCTACCGCGGCAAGGCCGGTGACTGCATGGCTACTCGGGGAAACGTAATCTACGCCATAGACCTTGTCCTCTATCCCGCTATCGGGAGAAACAAGCGCCTTGGTGTGAGTTACTGAGACGGTCATTTTTCGTGCATGTGAACGTGAACTTCCTTAGCCGGCTCTGCCTTCTTTGGCTCTGAAGCCTTCTTATCGGCCTCGGACTTATCAGCCCTGTCCTTCTCTGCCTGCTCGCGCTGGCGCTTGTCCTCAAGCGTGATTTCCTTCTCGCGTAGCTCGCGCTCCTGGACTATCTCTTTTTCCCTCAGCTCCTTTTCCTGGGCGAGCTTCTTTTCCTCAAGTGCAAGCTTTCCCTGATCGGCCTCTCGTTCTTGGGCTAGCTTTTGTTCTTCTAGGTCGCGCTCCTGGGCGAGCTTTCTATCCTCGATCTCCTTCTCAGCGACGATCTTTTCCTGCCCAAGCTGATGCTGCGAGGAGATTTTCGCCATCTCTATGGCGTTCTGTGCTTCTCGATCCGCGTTAGCCTGGGCAGTCTGCTCCGCGGCCTGCTGGCGATTAACTTCAAGTTCGGCCTGCTTGTTTTGCTGCTCGGCCGCGATCCTTGCCTGCTCTGCCTGTTGATCGGCCTCGATCTTCGCTGACTCGACATGCGCCTTCATGGCGATTTCGTCTTCCTTGACCTTCTGCCCTGATAGGGCTTGCTGTAGCTCCTGCTTCAACTGCTGCGCAATCTGCATCAGCTCGGCGAGCTTAGGATCTTGGCCCTCGTCCTGGAGGAACCTTCCTCCGTCCCGATAGCCCATCATGCCGAAGGCTTCTTTGGCGATTTCGCCCTTGTTCAATCCCGGCGTCTGCATGGCGTAGATTTCAGCAGTAGCCTTAGCGCCTGACAGGAGACGATTCAGCCGCATGGTCGGGTCTGTGGCGCCCATTCCGACATTGACCGTAATCGTCAAATCCTGGCTCAAGTGCTCCTGCGTTACCTGAAAGCCGGCGCGATCGCCTATCAACGCGAGGACAGTTTCGTCAGTCTCGTAATGCGCCTCCAAGTCCGCGATCTGCCTAAGAACTGGCTCTACCCACGTCTCCGTTACTGTACGAATCGTGTACTCAGTGATCTGGTTGGCGTTTTGGGACATCAAGCCCATACCGCCTACGGTCTCGTTCAGCTTCCGGTTCGTCATTACCGACGACTGGGAAAACGCTCCCGACAGTTCATCATGCTCGACGTTAAGCCGGTCCTGCTCCTGGTAAGCAGAGCTGGTAACGTCGTTGAATTCCATCTCGTGAACATCTTTTTCCGGGTCATTGGCTAAAGTCACCGACCCGGCGACGTTCCGGACCAAACTCTTAATATCAACCTGCGCCCCACGCTTGACGATGAAGCGCTTGTTCAGGACCAGCTTCACGTTATCCAGCCGCGAGTTCACGACATCGTTTATCTCGCGCTGGAGATTCGCGCCCAACTCAATGGGTGAAGACGGGTAAATCTTGTGCGTCTCGATCACCGCAACGCCCATGACATACGGGCGTTTCCCGGTGAAATAGACCTCTTTCAGCCTCTTCGGAGCGGACAGGATATGTTCTGTGCCGGCCGTGTAATAAACCCAGTCCTCACCCTTATGGCGGATGATGTTGCGATGAATCCAGACTATCTCGTACTCGGTCAGGGAGACTGACTGCGTGCTGTCTTCACGCTTGCCCTCCCTGACTTGGCGGGTGCTGTCGTACGCCTGACCCGTTGCCCCCTTAAGGTCTCCGTCCGAAAGCGTCTTCCACGCCGGTTCCCCAGTCTTGGGGTCTTGCGTGTCCATCATTTCTCGTACATCACACACATACATCGGCATTAACTCAACGATGTATGGACTTGTGCCTATCGGGTCGTACCACTTCGCCGCGGGGTCTATGCGAAGGTTTTCAACTGCGAGGATTTCAACGCTTGGCTCGTCCTCAATGACTTCAACTTTCTCAGCGCCAGCCTCGTCTGCGGTCTTCTTCTCCTTGTATTTCCAGTGCTGGTAGGAGCACACCACACCTACTGTCGCTGCGTCCTGAATCCCGCCTAGAACGACTTGGAACCACGGGATAGTCTTGGTCAGCCTGTGCTGAATAAGCTCCTTCATCACCTTGGCGCCTTCGGCCTGCTGCTGATTCTTGGTATTAGCAGGATCGACGCTCATCACGTCCATGTTCGAGAAAAACGCCGCAGCTGCAGAAGCCTCAAGACGTCTTACCGCTGAACGCGATTTGGGACGGAATATCTTGGAACGGTACTTATAAGCTTCGGAGTTGTACTTAGAGCCTTGCGGGTGTTTCGATTGGAACATCTGCAAGTTGGTTTCCCATTGCTTGCGATAGTTCGAATCGACAAAAGACGTTGATGCTTTGTAGGACTCCTGAGCTAGGCGAAGCGCCGTAGCTTCATCCATTTTGCAACAGCAGGTGTTTCATGGGCACGCCGTCAACGGACTTGATCGGCGTGTACTCGGGAACCTTTCTAGACAGCCCCGCCCTTTCAAGCAGTTCTCCACCTGCCCAAATGACGCCCTTGCGCAAGACGGAGTAATCGTGAGCCACGCGCTTGTAATGCAAGACCATCGCCCACTTGGTGCTGATCCTGCCGTGTTTGATCGACAAGGCACCGGAACGCACGTCAACGTGCCATTCGTGGCCGGGATAGGTCTCCGACAGGATGCGACCGGCGTCAGTGGCTAATTGCTGGTCGCGGTCGTGCTCATACTCGACGATGATGTGAGTCACAACTTGTTGTAGCCCTCGCGCATTGGGTCGTGATCGGGAACTGATTTCTTCCCCGCGGTGTGAGCAGTCTTCACTGCTTCATCGGCCGGAACACCCTTCTTCACCATCGCATTCGCCATCCTGGCGGCATGGGAAGCGTGGGACGGTGGGAGCTTCTTGAACGTCCTGCTGTTATAAGACATTAGTCCTCCGCCACGTCAGGCATGCACTCGCGGTCAATAGCATGTTGTCTCCCCTCCCAGCCCAGCCACAGCCATTCTTTCGGCGTGTAGAGCAGCTTGATAGCTGCCGGCAATTCGGCATAGCCGTGAACATCAGCTTCCTGGGGTATAGATGCCATGGTTGGAACCAGAATCCTTGAACTCGCGATCATTTGAGAATTGATATACGGTCTCGGGCTCTCTCCATTCCTCGCCCCACATTTTCATGACCTCGGCGAGCCAGTTGATGATTTTATAAGTTGGGTTAGGCGTTACTCGATCCATACAATACCTTTTCTACCCCCAGAAAAACCTCAAACGCTTCCCCAAAGTTCGGGGTCCCAAGACTTGATGCTCTTTTCGAGATGGACACGCTAAATGCAGCTCTATCAAATAGATCGCCCTGAACTCCACTTGCGTCTCCGCTTTCCAGCAAGCGCCAAAAATCCTTGTATACGAAATCGCTAATAAGCTCGGCGAGCCGTGATCCGACGTTTTGAAAAAGCAACCTGTCGTAACATTGGCGAGACGCTAGCCAAGCCACCACATCTTTGGTCTTATCCCCATAAAACCATTCTCCGCGAACATGCTCAGTCCGGATGAACTCATGCAATGACCTTTCCATATCGCGTTCGCTATCACCCCACATCTGATGGCACCACGCCAACAGGCGCAAATCTGCGCTATTGCCTGTCTGGCATTGCTTCAATCTAACGTGAGGGTCGCCGCCAAATCCTATTTTTATACGTCCGCTGTCTCTTTCTTCGATTGCGTAAATCACCTAAGTACCATCCTGATATACCTCCGGTAATGTATCGCTCTCGTCAATCAACACTGGCGGCCTTGGCTCCATGTCGTAAATACGACTGGCTGCGTCCATCAAATCCTTGAGCGGGGCAAATGGGTACAGCATCGCTTGCTCGATGAAGTGTCGGGACAGGTCGTACAGGTTGTTCTCGCTGTCCACCCGTCCCAAAGCCTTTACTATCCGGTAGGGGACGCGCTCGTTCACCATGCGCTGCATCATGCTGGTAAGACCTTGCTGCTCGGTGAACTTGAACTCCAAGCCTCCAGCCGTACCTGGTTCTAGCTTCCAGAAGCACGGCTTCCCCTGGCTCATCATCAGCGCCGGCAGGAAGAACTTGTGGCTCCTGAAGTCCGGGCCTAATCGTTGAACCCGATCATCCTTAGAGACTTCCGAGTCCCGCGGCCACTGCAATGGTTCAATCGGGAACGAATCGTCCTCGACTTCCATGCGCTCGGTGAAGTAGTCCAGATCGGCTTGGGCTCCATAAGCCTCATAACCGACATGGACGGCCTGTATCCCTATCGCGCCTGTCCAGGCATTGCGGATGAGCTTCAGAGCCTCCCAGCGCCTTTTTAGGTCCATCCGGTGATTGAAGCCGTCCAGCAGGTATTTGTTGCGGCCGGCGTCTATACCGATGACCGCCACGGCGGTATTCGCTGAACCCTTCTTCATCGACCGGGCAGGGTCTACCAGGATGTACACGTTCAGCGTTGCCGGCCGTATCTCGTACCTTTGCAGGTCCAGGATGTTGAACATGGCCTGTTGCCCGGCTATCGGGTTCTGGAGCTGCTGGCAGGCTATAACTGCCGGCCCCTGGATTAGCTTCTTCTCGGTCCACTGCTCTTGAGTCAGTAGGACCGGCTTGCCGTCCACCCTGCCGTCTTCGGTGGCAGGGTATATCCGCGGCTTTAAGGCCCCGCGTTCTAGAATGGCATGATAGGTGTCGGCAAAACTGTATCTCGTGCCTTCGTGCCACTTACGTCCGTCAACCATTCCCAAGTTATCGGATAGTTCCCAAGCAGCCGTGGTCTTTGCTACCTGCTCCGGCGTTGTAATCGACTCAGGAGCCACCACGTCGTTGTACACGCGTAGCTTGTAGTGAGCTGATGTCGGCTGCCCATCCACCAGCCCCCACGCCTCCAGCGTCGATTCCTTGGGATTGGTGGCGCGTTTTACGACTAGCCCAGTTTCCTCAGCCCACCTCGGCGCCTCTTTCTGCGGGTTCTGCCATAGGATGTCCGGGAACGCTTGCTTCAATACCTCGTTCGTTTCCAGCTCGTGCTTGATCTGCCGGAAGAACTTACGGGCTATTCCCTTCGTGTGGCTGAAGATGCAGACCGTAATCTCAGGGTCCCGGAGAATCTCCTGGATAATCCCGGCGAAGGTAATAAGCGTGGACTTGTAATGCTCCCGAGCCCACAGGTCTAGGTGATTGTCGGGGTCCTTCTCGACCTCTCGGCACCTGGCATATATCCACGGATGTAAGGCATCGGTCCTGCGGCACACCTTGACCAGCAGGTAATACCGATCCTCTAAAGCTAGGGCCCTGATACCAGCTAGATCAGTCCCGGCTTTGTCGTACTTATCCCACTCGCTCAGCAGTTCGGGTAAGGCTAGATCCCACAGCTTCACCGAACGGTCTGTCTTAGCGCCTCAGCAGCAGCCACGAGCTGACCGAATAGGTTCTCACCATCCGGGCCGGCTATGGATTGGACGGCTTTCCCGTCAAGGCGCTCGGCAATCTCCTTAACCGAGTCCTTATCACCAGCAAGCGCACCCTCGACAACCCGGTCAGCAATCTTACGCAGCGCCTCTCCAGCCTTGACATCACCAGCCTCGTATTGCGCCAGAGCGCGCTCTAGGGTTTGCGTCCATGGCCTCTTAGTTTGCTTCCCACTAGGATTGCCTGATTGGCCTGGTTCGAAAGGCATTGCGCTGCAACATTAATTCGTTGATTTCAATTGGTGGGTTACCAGCGCCTGCCTTTGGATTTCTTCACTGGCTTGACTGCCGTCTTCTTTGCCGGCTTCACGACTGCAGCGAGTGTCGCAGCCTCCGCCAGTACACGATCGCGCGCATCATGACCGCGGCCGGCCTCATAGACAGCCCTCAGCCCATCCATGCGGGATTTGGTGTTGCCTTGGTCAAACACCGCTTCAATCTCTTTGTCGGTCATGTGGAGTCTCTAAAATGAAAAAGGCCCGCCTAAGCGAGCCTTTACGTTTCTTTGGGGAACACCTCTCCCCATCCTTGGCGCGCAGCATACGCGTTGCTGGATGGGATTGCAATAGGAGCCTGAAACACGCGCGTTTCATGTGGAACTCACCACCTCTATTTTCTGCTCCTTCGGCTCACCCAAATAGGTGAACCCGAAGCGTTCATGGTTATGACCAGCCATCAATCCGTCCAGTACAGCCGCCCGCATGGTGAAGTCACTGAGCGCTTTGTAATGTATCGATATAGCACTCCGAACCTCCATGATCCGGCTTTTCAAGACGCTGGCAGGATGGGCGTCCAATAGCGTTGCCAGCCCTTCGACATGCTTCCACAGCTCCGGATGGCTATCATTGGGGTGATTCCCGTACTGACTGATCATGCAGGTAATAAGCCTGTCCCATAGAAAATAGGAGTGGTAGCGAAAGAATACGTTGTCGATCGGCGGCTTTAAGATTCCACGCCTCACCATGTCGTGCAGGGCTTCGTCAACGTAGAAATACCTTGTGGCCGTTTGGTTGCTACTCCACCGTATTACAGTGTCCGGCGTGGTCTGATTGGCTTGGTTGTCTACCAGGGGCATGTCAATGAACATTGCAGGGGAATCGTGAAGGGCTTCCAACAATCCGCAGGACTGAGGGAAGGCATTCTTCGAATAGAACTCCCAGGACGGCAAATTCACCGCCTGTTTTAATTTCTCCGTCCTCACGATGTTGCAGGTTATGAAGCCGGTCATGTCCAACCAGCCCAAGTCACTGCATAGCTCGAACAGGTTAGGCCGGGTGACAATCGACTTTGAATCCTCGGATCGAATCTTCTCTGCGACGTGGATAAAATCTAACTTGGCCGTTTTCAGGACTTCGGTGATAAGCGCCATGGCTCCAGGCATGAGAATGTCGTCATCCCCAAAGGTCCAGGTCCACTCCGTTTCCGGGAGGTTGAATGCGTCTTTGAAGTTGTCCTGGAAATCCACGTGGAGTTCGCGGCGAACATGGATTAGGCCAAATTCCTCCGTCATCCGGTCCAGGACTTCGGGCGTTTCATCCGTTGAGGCGTTGTCCGATACAACAATCCTGCCGCCTTGTTCGGCGATAGATCGAATGCAAACTTCAAGCTGCTTGGCTCTGTTCCAGGTCGGTATTGCGAAGGTAATCATAGATTCTAGTGAGCGATTCGTTCAAAGAAATACCGGGATGGTAAAAACGCACGTCCGGCTGATAAACAGTTGATGGCTCAGATCCACAAGCAACCGTCGCCCTATACATCTTAGCAATGCGATTAGCCAAATCCTCCATAGTTACTGGCTCATTACCCGCTACCTCATAGAGCCAATTTTGCTGTCCGTCCAGGATTCTCAGCAGGCAGTTTGCCGCGTCATCTACGTGCATATAGGAGCGGATACTCTGCGGGCTTTTCACGACAACATGACCGCTACTCGCCATCTTGAAAAACTGCCCAGCCGCATACTGTCCGTCCAAGGGCATTTCCTCGCCTATCAGGGAGTAAAGCCGCACGATCCTAGCGCTCTCGCATAGTTTTTCCGCCATTGCCTTAGCACGCCCGTATGGCGTGTCAAGTGTTGCGGCTCCGGAGCTTACGAATAGAACCCGCCTGGCGCTTGTCCACTCCATCACTCGGCGCGCGCCTTCCACAATCGTGTAGTAGTCAAGATACGGAGTGTTCCTGATTAGCTCGTTCGCATCCCCTGCAGCATGGATTACGTCAGTGAAGGTGTCGATAGGGAACTCGACCTCGGTTATATCCCCTTTCCAATACTCCACCTTGCCGCTTCGTTCCCTCCGTGTCAGGCAAACGATCCGCTCGGTATCGCTGCGCTTGAGCAAAGCACGCACAATCGCCCTGCCGAGAAATCCAGTTCCCCCAGTTATGAAATATCTACGCATGGACTCATGTCCGCAAATTCAGGCGACACAAACTTACTGTCTCTGATAATGGTAGCGAGCTTGGGAAGATAGGGCTGGTCTGGATCGATAAAGACCTCAATTAGCACCGGCCTGTCCGATCCCATCACAACCGGCATTACAGAGTCGAAATCCTTCCGTGTCCGTATAGAATTCGACGCTATGCCAAAAGCTCTACTTACCTCCACAAAATCAGGACACGAAACTCCGCTCGCTTCGTTCGATCCTACATACGCCATCCCAAGGTTCTTCTGACTTGCCCGTATCATTTGATAGCCGTCATTTGAGAAGACGATTATCTTTATCGGCAGGTTGTGATGGCGGACGGTTTGTAGTTCCTGAAGGTTGAACATCATTCCGCCGTCTGTGTTCAGGCACAGCACCTCGCCTTTGTTTCGTGCGAACGATGCTCCTATTGCTGCCGGCAGTCCAAACCCCATCTCCCCTAGGCCCGTAGATGTTATAAGTCTTTGCGGTGGTCTCAGCTTTAACGCCTGATGCGCACAGAGCAATCCAGCCCCTACGTCGGTGACAATGATTTGATCGGGCTTTAGATGCCGTCCCAGCCGCTCCATGAATCGGTACGAATTGATGTAGCTGGTATCGTCATGTGTCGGCGATTCTACCCATGGATATTTAGCGTGCCATCCGCAGCACTGATTCCACCATTCTTTCGGCGACTTGATAGGCTCGCCGGCAAGACACTCAAGAATAAAATCCCCCGCATCGCCGACTACAGTTTTCTCCGGATTATGTTTTGAGGCTTCTTGTGGATCGATGTCAACCACAATCAGCTTGGCCCTGATTTTCGAGATGTCATAGCCGGTCTGGAGCAGGGAAAGCCTTGTGCCGATGGCTAGGATTACATCCGCCTCGGCAATGATCTTGTTTGCGCAACGCTGACCGTAGACACCCGCTCGGCCGAAGATCATAGGATGTTCCACCATGTCCGCCCCGGCCCATGACAGGATAGTCGGGATGCTGTAGTGCTCTAGAAACGCCTCCAACAGTTGAACGGAGCCGGCAAGCCTGATCCCATGACCTAACCACATTACTGGCCGCTTAGCCTCTCTCAGCATTGCGCGGCCTGTATGTCGGTTGGAATGTCCAGCCACACCGGACCAAAGCGCCGCAGCAATGCTCTGCTGAGTCCATATTCTAGCCAATGCTTCGCCGTCCTGGCATCTTGAATCATGTGCGCAAACTTCGTTATCTTCTTCATCATGCACACGCTATCGAATCCTTGAACTCCCCAGGCCCTCAATTCCCAATGAGTGTACGTCGGTTCATTACCAGAAATGATGATTGTTGGAATGGAATCCATATATGCAGACACAATCCCCGTGACTGCATTAGTCGATCCTGCCCCCGTGGTGACAAGGACAACCGAAAGCCTCCCGGATACACGATAGTAAGCAGCTGCGGCCATGACTGCCGCTTGCTCATGATGCACGCAGACAAGCTCTGTCTTTCCCAACCTGGATATGGAATCGAATAGGCGTACATTGCCGGCCCCTATAATGCCGAAGGCGTGTTTAATATCTTTCTCAGCCAGCCATTCGGCTATCGAATCAGCTACGATCATTTAGCTTCCCACTTCCTCGCGTTCGCCCCGCATTCAGCACCGCTCACCCGGCGCGTTTCACATAGCTCTGGCTCACCAGTAACGCGATTGACTAATTCAGGCTGCTTGCAGCAATGCGCGTCGGCAGAAACTGAACTCTTAATCACAACGTGATACTTGCAGTCCAAGCAGATTTTTATCACAGGAAAAACGCCTCTAACTTTTGACACACGAACTCAAGCATTTCCTCGCTCAATCCAGGCCACACGCCGAGCCATAGCGAATCGTTCATGACCCGATCAGTATTCAAAAGGTCGCCATGGACACGGAACTTTCTGCCCTTCATATACGGTTGCTTTATTATATTTCCTGCGAACAGCAATCTCGTGTCGATTCTGTGACTCGACAAATACTCCTGCAGCGCCGCTCGCTCCCCATGCCTCTTGATCGTGATCGCAAACCCAAACCATGACGGGTCGGAATTATGAGTCGCTTCCGGCAAGATGACGAAATCCTGCAAGCCCTCAAGTCTCTTTCGTAGAAATGCCCAGTTTCTTTTTCTCGTCGCGATGAATTCCGGAAGCTTTTCGATCTGAGCCAATCCGCAGGCCGCCTGCATGTCAGTCATCTTCAGGTTGTAACCCAAGTTCGAATAGGTGTACTTGTGGTCATAGCCGTAAGGCAAAGACCCCAGTTGCCAATCGAATCTCTTCCCGCAGGTATTGTTATTTCCCGGTTCGCACCAACAATCACGCCCCCAGTCGCGAATAGATTCTATGATCTGCTTCAGCTCTGGCCTACTGGTAAAAACGGCCCCGCCTTCGCCTGTCGTAATGTGGTGCGCTGGATAAAAGCTGCACGTAGAAATCTGCCCGAATGTCCCGACATTTTGACCCTCGAACTTAGAACCCAGCGCATCGCAACAGTCCTCTATCAGCCAGACTTCATATTTATCGGCGATGTGTTTCACTTGAGCTAAATTGAACGGATTGCCCAAGGTATGCGCTAGAACGATAGCGCCAGTCTTACTCGTCATCGACTCTTCCAAGCGCAAGGTATCGACGTTGTAAGTCGGGAGGGTGATGTCAACAAACACCGGGACTAATCCGTTCTGTAGGATGGGATTTATAGTAGTCGGAAATCCAGCCGCTACGGTTACAATTTCATCACCTGGAACAATTCGCTTCGCAACCGCACTTACCGCAAGCAGATTCGCCGATGAACCAGAATTCGCGGTTAGGGCATGCCCGGTCCCCATGAACTGGGCGAGCTTCGATTCAAAGGCTTCGTTGAATCTCCCACTTGTCAACCAGCCGTCTTCAACGGCTTCGTGCATCAGAGCTTTTTCTGCAGCTCCGACAATCTTCCCGCTAGATGGAATAGGGGTTACACCCGGTTCAAACGCCAAGCCAAAGACCCTTTCTTTTTAGCCCGAGAACTAGATTCTCTTTTGCATCCTCAATAGCTCTATGGAATGGATACCTCTCCGAAAACCGATAAACCGCATTCAAGTATTCATGGTGAATTGCACAGGACTGTGCTGGGACCAGATCGCGAATTACGGCATTGGTCACTGCCGCTAAAGTCCTGTCGGCTGCATCACACATATTGTCGAAGTCGCTGTTGATGGTCCAGTTCACAGTCCCCGGCGTTTGGTGAGGAAATCCATCAGGAAGACCTCCGGACCTCATCCATCGCGCCCAGTTGATACAGTACCAATCGATCCACTCAACATCATGGAATGTCATACTTCCCATGGCTTCAAGCCGACTCCAGGATCGCTTGAGCGTCGCACACAGACCGAGCTACACCGGCAATGCCGCCGGCCTCTTTGACACGATTCAGGAAGCTCTCCTGCGATTTGGTCAGCCTTCCACGCTTGGACTTGCACTCGATCGCCAAGAATCGCCCCGTCTTTGTGAAGCCCACGAAATCGCTAACCCCTTCATGACCAAACCTAATAAATCTGTGTTCAGCGTGAAACGCCCCGTTGTTGTGGCGCCAGCAATAAGCGACTTTAGGGTGGAGTCCCAGCAGCTGGCCTACCGCTTTCAGGATTTGGGCTTCGCTCATGTTCGCTAAGTCATTGATTTCGTGTTATACAAAAAAAGCTTGCATTCCCTAATATTCTGTTATACACTGAATTCGTGGTCACCCGATCACACACCCGCCCAGCGGTGAGTAGCTGGGCCCTGATCCAGGCCAGGAGCGCCGCGGAACCAAGATAGGGGTAACAGATCATGGCTAAATACTCGATCGATTACGCGTGCGGCCACGGCAGTTTCGAGGAGCAGCTTTTCGGCCCGGGCAAAGATCGCGAGCGCAAAATCGAATGGCTCGGAAGCAACAAGGTGTGCCCGGATTGCTACAAATCCAAGATGCAAGCGCAGCGCCAGGCTGAGCAATTTTCGGCCGAGGTAATTTTCAACGCCTTCTCGGGCGGCGTGTGGCTCGCAATCACCAAGGGCGATACCTACTCGATTAAAGATGCGCTCAAGTCCATCGGCTGCCGTTGGCGCGAATATTCGGCCAACACCGACATTCTCGGCATGCGCGCCCCGAAAAAATCGTGGATGCTCTTTGTGGCGAAAACTCCGGAAGCAGAAGGTTTTGCGACCACGCTCCAAGCAGCATTTGATCTGCTCGCAAAGCACGGCATCGCAATTGCGAAACTCGACGAATCGCCGTTCGCCGCAATGAGCTACATTGTGGCCGCCAACCTCGCGAAAAAGGAAATCAAACATGCGTAGCACCATCATCATCACCAAGCGCGGCGATGGATACATTTCGTCCGTGTCCGGGAAATTCGGCGGAGGGCATCAGGGCGCGCGTTGCGGCCTCACGCCGTTCGAGGCCGCGGCAAAAGCGGCCGAGTACATGATCGGGTACGCGCAGTCCAACCCGGAGGGCGGCGACCTCATGGCCCCGCCCGAGGTGCTGGAACTCGTGCCGGCGCATTTGCGCTCGATTGCGGCAACCTAACCCCGCTGCCTCGTGCAGCACGCCCGGCCCGCGGCGAGTTGCGGGCCACAGATAGGAGATAGCGAGCTGTTTGCCTGACCCATGCGCCGCTTCCCCGCCCGCTCCACCCTCCCCATGACGCGCGAGTCCTGACATGCCGAAAAAACCCAAGCCCAAGCGCGGCGCCCCGCCTGGCCCGCGCGTCTCAGACGCCTTGCGCCGAGAGCTGATCGCCGTGCGCCTTGAGCACTGGATGGTCGTGTGGATGCGCTCGCGCGACGAGACGCAGACCGAGCTGATTGAGGAGGCGCTCAAGGAGAAGCACCGGCTGAGGGCGCCGTAGGACATTTGGGCTTCGCTCATGCACTCGTGGCGGTGCAATTCCGAATACGTCGGCGCTGGCGTCTCTGTGCAGTCCTGGCAAAAGCATGCCGTCATCGCTTCCTCGGCTTTCCGCGAGAAGTCAGGCCAATCGCAATTAGCCTTGCGCCCTTCTTTCTCGCCCACACTCGTTGATACGCCCTCACACGCTCCAAATTCCTTTCCTTGTATTCGCGGCTTGTAATCCTCCGCCTTTCAAGATTTGCTGCCTGCCAAGCCCTTTTCCTGGCCCTAGCGAGTTCCTTGTTTCTCAGATACCACCGTCTGTAATTGGCGCGTTTCCTGGCAAGGTGGCGCTCCTTTTTCCTACCAGGATCGTCCGCATACACCCGCCTTCCAGGTGGAACGCGAACCGTCTGCTCGCCGCGAAGGAGTTCCGCCCAGTTCATTCGTCATCCCATCCCCAGGCCCGCAACCACGTGGCGGGATACGGTATAAATTGCGGCTCGTCAGAACGCCATGCGCCAGTCTGCAAATTCTTCTCAATCGTCGCTAGAATCTTCTCAATAGGCGGCCTAACCTTGGCCGTCTGCATCCAAGCTCTTTGCGCATCACCCCAAGACTTTTTCCTAGGGTAAGCAGCCTTGAATAGCTCGAACCCAGTTAACTCTGGCCTTTCCTGTATTAGCTCTAGAACTTTTCCCATGTCTTTTATCATTTGCCCGGTGGTGAACGCACCTAGCCCATCCCAGGTGCGCCTTCAGTCATTGCCCACGGCGGAGCCACGACACCCGGCAGCCTTATCGCCCAAGCGGTGCTGCCTTCGCCGCCGCCGCCGGTATCTCAGGGCTTCCCACAGTCCCGGCCTATCACTCGCGCCCCCTGTCGTTAAACCATGTCCGACGGGACGGAGTTGTAATCCTTGAGCCATTCCTCATCGATTTGGGGTTCTGGCGGTTTCTTCGAAATCTCCGCTTCTATCTTCCTGCCTAATTTCTGGCTAGAGAATTTCTCTATTGCCTGGCATGCGCTAAGCGTTTCCTTTGGCACGAACCATTTGCCTTTGTAGCGACAACGAGAAACCGGAAGCGGCGCCAGCTCATACGTCGGGCTGGCGTTGTTCGATATGCCGTTGTGCAGAACAAGCACGATAGCTTCGCCGCCGCCGGCTTGAACTCGGTCACAGACTCTCTCAAGGGCGAGCCTCTGCCCATTGGGCAATTCGGCTCCGAGATGTTTCGTCTCCATGAAGATAAAGACCTCGTCATCGAACTCGATAAAGCCGTCGATGTCCGTTGGCGTGATAGTCCCGAAGCGCATACCTTTGAAGTCCGCACGCTGCCGAGCGAATCGGATATTGCGAATAACGCCGCGCTCAGTCATGAGGATTTAAGCGGGAAAGAAATACAGCCGAACTCGGAAAATCTCGCAGCGAAACTCTTGGCGCGCTTGCCAAAATAGAAGAACGTCTGGCCTAATGGCGGCGAAGCTGTGAAGCCATCGGAACGCTCAAAGTTGACGCGCCCTCTTGTGTGCATGAATGCCGTACAAGCTCCATGCGCTTCATGCCACCAAGCCGTATCGCAAGAGTTATGCGTTAGAAGCACCGCCTCTGTGACTGAGCGAGACGCCACGGACACGACAAGGCGCGTGACGAACTCGGCGATGGCTTGGCCGTATGGCGGATTGAGCCACACTCGCCCGCCCCATTCTTGCTCTAAACCGCTCTCAGTGAAATACTGCTTGGCGCGGACGGTCTTCTGCGCGGCTTCTGATGTGGCAGGATCTAGGTCAATGCTGCCCATGAGCTTTCTGGCGGCCTCGATGTATTCTGCTGGCGTGTACCATTCGATCTCGCCAGTGAAGGCGTTTCGGTGCTTGTTACCGTAGAACGGCGAAAGCGTGATGAAGATGTTCGGATCTGGCGAGTCTCGAAGATCGGAAATTCGCGCCTCGAATTCAGACTCTGGAATAGCGGCTACGGATTGCCAGCGCTCTGCGGTATCTCGTGATATGCCTGCCTCATCGCAAAAACTAGCCGCAGCGGTGCGGGTAGTTTTCCCCCTGCCTCCTTTTTCGCGCGGCAACTCTGCTATCAACGCGCCAGTAACGCGAACCGACCGCACCATCTTTTCGGCGTACTTGTTGACGATGCCGCGCTCCGCGCCGACAGCACGCGCCATTGCTACGGCCTTGTGGAATGTTTTGACGAATTGCGCGCCCTGCTCCGGCGTCTCGATGAGCGCCAGGTTGAGTTTGTCGGCGACGACAAGTTGATTCACTTCGCCACCTTCAGGCGCAGCTCTTCGATCCGCGGTTCCAGCGTTGCTTCTTTTTTCTTCGTCGCCAGATATTCCCGCAGGAGCTTGGTGAGTTCGTCTTCCGGCTCTATCGGGAGCGGGATTGAATACCCGGCCTCGGCGCAGAAATAGTTCATCGCCTCGTGACAGCCGGCCTCGCGCGCCCATTTCATGAGCAGGAGAACTTGCTGAGGATCGAGCTTCGCGAGGCGGTCTTTGTTGAGACAGTCGTTCAGGTAGGACTGCGCGTCCGACATTGTTTTTTCAGGCCATAGCTTGATGCCGACCGCTTTTGTTCCACCGAGACACTTCACCGCCGACTTCAGGGCGTCGTACAAATCTTCGTGGAAAAGCGCCTGTTGCATCAGGGTTTACGAACCCTTGCGAAACTTACGTAAGCCTTCGTAAAGCCGAACGCAGAGAAAAAAAATAGAGTGCGCGTCATGGCTCAACGAAGAAACCGCTCCACAGCCGGAAATCGTGCCAAGCCGCTCGCAACGACGAAGTGCGTCATGCCCTTGGCTTTGTCGATCGCTTCCGAGCCGCTGTGAGCTTCAACCGTTCCGACTGCGACGAACCTTGCGCGCGACGCGCCCTCTTGGTCCGTGGACGGCTGGAGCTGCTGGTAGACGGTGTATTTCATGCAATGGCCCGTTTCTTTTCCCGCAGGATTTCTTCAGCGGTGACGACCTTTTTAGACTTGCGCTCGACGTGAATCGAGCGGCTAAGCGGGATGCCGTAGGTCAGCCAAAGACGGATCGCTTCGGGGCTGACCTTCATCGCTTCGGCGGCTTCTACTCTGCCGCCGTAATGATCGACTAGCCGCTTGGCCAGCGCATTGGATTCGGGCATGCCAACTAAAATACCAAGTTTTGCTTGCCATTGCAAGCGATGCTTGCCGAAGGTGCCAGGCGCAAGTTTTTCTTGTAGCCTGCCCTGCATGGAAGAGCGGATCGGCGACCGGATCAGGCGTGAGCGGATACTTCGCGGCTGGAAGCGGCCGCGGGTGATCCAGGAGCTGGAAAAGCACGGGGTCGAGCTAACCGCCGAGGCCATCCGGCGCTATGAGATGCACAAGGACAATCCCGGCAAGGATGTCAGGCGGGGCCTGTCAATGGTGTTCGGGAAAGACGAGGCGTATCTAGAATTCGGCTATTCAATCAAGCCCCCTAAAGGCGAGGGGCTATCGGGAAAAGAACTACAAATCGCCGCAGAATTTAGGGAATGTTCGCCGGATATTCAGGATATTATAGAGGCCCTGCTCATTGTTGGGCGCCGCAAAATAGTGCGGAGCGTGCGAAGGTAACTGTAAACTGGAATAATTTCGGTGGTCGTGTTATTAGCCGTGGTAGGGGGATGACAATAGCATGCGCTCCTACCAGCTGAAACCCGACGAGGTCGAGCATATCGACAGTCTGCGTTTGGTGTCGCCGTCCCAAAGGCGCGCGATCATCGCCTCTACCGCCTTGCTGGCGAAGAGGAAGGCCAACCAGACCCAGGCCAACAATGTCGTTCCGCTGCGTCGAAAATCTGACGCCTACACGGATATCCTAACCCCTAAGTAGCTATTTCGCGAGCCCCCGCGCGATCGTTTGCCCAATAGCACAAGTTTCGCTTGCGTTCACAAGTTTCTCTTGCTATGCTCCTCTCCATCCGCTCCCGAACCTGGGAGCACCACGGGGAGAACGACATGGCAAAGCAAGTGACCGTCAATTTCTGGCGCTGCAATGTCACCAAGCAAATACGGATCGGCTATTGGCGCGATAACGGCGTGTTTGAAACGCTCTCGACAGTACGCGTGAAGGGGCGGGAATACTCGGACGCCGAAGTCCGCGTCGCGATGGCAGCTGTCAAGGAATCCTTGACAGCTCAGGGGGCGGCATGAGCTACCAGCCCACAGACCGCGAGCGCGAGTCCCACAAATCCGACAGCAAGCCGCGCGATCCGTACAGCGAAGCCGCCATCACCGCCATGCTCACCGGACTGAAGCTGATCGAGGAAGCGCTCCCGGATTACGAGGAACGCGAGCCACGGCAGAGCGGGAAGACCATCGATGAATACGCGGATGATCCTCGTAGGGGGCAGGCCAATTCTATCAACAGGAGCGGGCGCTGATGGACGCCAAGACCTTGACTGCCTTGCAAGGCAGCATTATGAAATGGGAAAAGATCGTCGCCGGAACCGGCGTAGATCGCGGGACTGAAAATTGCCCACTTTGCGAGATGTTTTTCAACGAAGACTACTTCAACGAAGAGCCTTGCAACGGCTGCCCAGTCGCAAAGAAAACAGGGAAACTATATTGCTACGGCACACCGTATGGCGCATACGCCAACCTATGCGACTGGGGAGGCAAAGCGGGAGAGCCCGCGACAATGCAAGAACAAAAAGCCGCCGCTCAAGCCGAGCTCGATTTCCTCAGGAGCCTATTGCCATGATCCTGCGCCGATACGTTCCTGGTCCAGAAAAAACGGTGTGCCCGAATCAAACCTGTCGGCACCGCGAGGCTTCCATCGTTTGCAGCATATGCAAAGCCGACAAGATGAGCGAGGCGCGGCCGTGTTTTCTTTACCGCGACGAGGTCTGTACGTGCACTGGGCAGTGTGTTCGGGTGGCGGCAGCGTGAAGCCCTGCGTCGAGCACATGTTAGTAGCTTTGGCCTTTTGTTTGCTGATACGGCTGATATGGGGATGGAGATGAAGCCGACGAAGTCAGTATTGGACCGTGGATTCCATTACACGAGCGCCAGCATGACAAGCGTCCGCAAGACCTGGGATCGACTCGTGCCGGGCTGGAACAAGAGGAAGAAACCCGAGCCCAAGGTGGGCGTGGTGCGGCCGATAAAGAGGACAGCATGAGCTGGTGGCAAGCGCAATGCCTTCTTGAGCAGGAACAACAGGAGAACGAGCATGACCGAAAAGAAAGCAGTGTACGCCGCAATTGCAGCGGTAACGGAGAAACTTTCCAAGGAAGGGATTTCAAAGGACCGGAAGAACGAGCAACAGGGCTACAAGTTCCGCGGGATCGATGATGTATATAACGCCCTGGCTCCGTTCCTGGCTGATGCCAAGCTTTGCATTCTGCCGAACGTACAAAGTCGTGATGTAGTGGAGCGCACGAGTGCAAAGGGAAACGTGCTGTTCTATGTGACCGTGAAGGTGGACTTCGCGTTCGTATCAGCCGATGACGGTTCCGAGCACCACGTCATAACCTACGGCGAGGCAATGGACTCCGGAGACAAGGCGACGAATAAAGCCATGTCAGCAGCGTACAAATATGCCTGCATGCAAGCGTTCTGCATTCCGACCGAAGGTGACAACGACGCCGATTCGAAGACGCATGAGGTCGTGGCCGCTTCCAAGGTTACGCCGAACGCTGGCGCAGGTGACGACTTGACGAACAAGGAAAAGCAACGGTGCGCAGATATCGCTGTTGCCGTCAAAGACTACCTAAGCGAAGGCAAGGACTGGGACGCCTATCAAGAAATCGAAGTGGCGAACCTGGGAATGGGCGAGAAGCTCTACATCTGGTCGCTGTTCGATTCCAAGGAGCGGGCGGCGCTCAAGCGCATGCAAAAAGCCGAGCGCGATAAGGAAACCAGGAAAGACCAAGCAGCTGAGGTGGTGGCGTGAACAAGAACGAGCCGCGCACTCTCGACCAGTCGGCCAGGTTTCACGCCATGCTGCGCGACATAAGCAAGCAGGTTAAATGGGCCGGCTTGTGGTGGGACGAAACGGACTGGAAAGTTCTCGTCCTCGGCGCCAAGTACGGGCAGACGGTCGGACCGAATCCGTTCGGACATGGCCTGCTGATCATGAACAACTGGCGGTCGAGCAAGCTGGCGAAGTCCTCAAAAGACCCGACCGTTCCGAACATGAATGATTTGATTTCCGAGCTGCAGGCATTCGGTGACGAGAACGGCGTCAAGTGGACAGACCCGACCGCGCCGCCGATTGAAGCTTACGTGCGAGAGTTCGCATGAGCAAGACCGCTGCCGAGTCCCGCCACATGGAAAAGGTTGCCGCCCTTGGCTGCTGCATTTGCCGACGCGTCTTCGGGCGGTTCGTTCAGGCGGAGTTACACCATGTCGCCGAGGGTAGCGGCCTGCGGAGCAATTTCGCCGTCGCGCCTTTGTGCGGAGAGCACCACACCGGAGGAAGCGGATTTCACCATATGGGCACGAAAGCCTTTTGCAGCCTGTACCGCGTCCCCGGCGAATCTGAATATGGGCTGCTGGTCCTCGTGAACGAGGATCTAGCCAGAACGCGAGAACTCGCATGATCAACCGTGCCCCAGCTGCGCTCCTCGTTGAGCATCCCGCTCTGCGCCCATCGGATGCGACGGCTTGGGGCACGACCAATTAGCCGTTACGCCAACGGCGCCGCTAATCAACGGAGGAAAACATGGCACTGAGCAAACTAGCGGTGAGACGGCTGACGAAGCTGGCGGACTTTTTGGCGGCCCTGCCCAAGGATGCCAAGAAGAAATTCTGGATGGGGCGTTGGTTCGACCACAACGAAGAGCATGAACACAAGTTCGGCGAATTCATCAAGCCCGGCGATTTGAAGCATTGCGGAACCACGGCTTGCGCCTTGGGCTGGGCAGCAACCATCCCAAGCTTATACCGAGCTGGGCTGAGGATCAAACACTACCCGGCAGGGTTTCGTGGCACAGACGCCCCAGTCAAAACGGCAGCCGAGTTTTTCAACATCGATATGGGGGAGGCCATGTATCTGTTCTTTGACGTTGCAGAAAACGAAAACATGACGCCGAAACAATGGGCGGCTGTCTGCCGCAACTTCGTCAGCGAGAATCGTTAGCGCGTATGGCAAGGACTGGCTAATGACAAACATCTCGCTTCGCGCGCAATTGGTGTACCACAGTTTAGTGAACTTAAAACTTCGCCTGCAACTCGCTTTCAGAGAGTGGCGTGAGCGAGTTCCATACGGCACAAGAGCGCCGCGATAGGTTGAAACCGAGCTAATCAAAGGAGACAGCTGTGGGGCGAGCGAGTAACTACAGGAAGCGTGTAGCAGACAAACAGGGAAAGCCGCAACCGGCCGCGTCCGAGGATTCTCCGGACACTAAGCCGGATTGGTCCGGCAAGTGCGAGAACTGCGGCGAGAGCCCGATTGTTCCGGCAACCGGCATGTGCGGCCCATGCACGTTCGGCGAGGCCGATACCGCTGGGGGCAACTGGTGATTTCCTTCGGAACTGGGCAATGCTGAATGTCCTCGACCTCTTCTCGGGAATCGGCGGCTTTAGCCTCGGGCTCGAACGGGCCGGGATGCGAACCGTCGCCTTCTGCGAGATCGATGAATTCTGCCGGAGCGTGCTCGGGAAGCATTGGCCTAGCGTGCCCATCCACAATGACGCCAAGTGGCTCCGCGACGTCAGGGCCGACATCGTCGTCGGAGGGCCGCCCTGCCAGCGCACCAGCGTTGCCGCCGCAATCCACGGACACCGAACCGGGGAAACGCTCTGGCCCGTCATGTTCCGCATCATCGGCGACTCCGGATGCGATCGGGCCATCGTCGAGCAACCGCCCGGCAACGCGACGTGGGAGACCCAGGTCGAGACAGATTTGGAGGGCGCTGGCTTCGGACTATCCAGACACGTCGTTGCGGCTGGAAGCCTTGGCGCACGCCATAGACGCAGGCGAGTGTTCTATGTTGCCGACCGTGACCGCGCGAGACTTTCGCTCACCAGGCGATCCCTCGCATCCGCGCTTGAACGCCTCCAGGGGCGAGGCCCTGCCGGAGACCATTGGAGCGCGGATCGCGCCCGAGCTGTGCGAGTGGTTGATGGGGTACCCGGAAGGCTGGACCGCGCTGCCCGAATCCATGCCCTCGGAAACGCCGTCGTCCCGCAGATCCCGGAAATCATCGGGCGGGCGATCCTCGAAGCCGAAGGACTAGAGCCGCGATGACTGAATCGTACGCTTCTGAACGCTGGCAGACGCCACCCGAGATATTCGACCCGCTCATGCGCGAGTTCAATTTCGACCTGGACGCTGCGGCCGATGCCACGACGGCGCGCACAGTGCGGTTCCTGACCGACGCTCTGGCGTTGGCTGACTGGCCTGGGGAGCGTATCTGGCTCAACCCGCCGTACGGTCGCAAGCTTGAGCCATTCGTTCGCCGAGCCGCTCAGGAAGCCGGCAAGGGGAAGCTGGTAGTGGCGCTGATCCCGTTCCGGTGCCGCGCCGCATGGTGGCACGACGCCGTGATCGGACAGGCTGCCGAGGTTCGCTGCGTCCGCAAGCGCATCAAGTTCGTGCGCCCAGATGGCACGCGCGGCAAGTTCACCGGCTCGTGCGATTCATGCATCGTGGTGTGGAGCGGTCAGCAGCCGCGCCGAACGACATTGAGGGCAGCATGACCAAAGCCAGTTGCACGGAAACTCACAAGAAGCTCGACCTCGATTACGCGGGGATGTGGGATGCCGCCGAAGAGAGGGCCAAGCGAGAGGCCGGCCTTATGTACCCGCCGCACATGGATCAGCACCGCAAGCGGTGTGCGCGCGACTTGGCGCTGAAGTATTTCCGGCAGATGTATTACCCGCAACGATGAGCAAATACAGCTATACCTACCCTATTTCATCGAGCGAATCATGAAAGCGCTGCGCGACTTACCCAACCTCGAAGGCTATCGGTTCGTCGGGATTGATCTTGACGGGAAAGAACACGCCTGCATCGTCGTCAAGGACGCTGTTGGCTGCCATACCGTCAAGCGCATTGCCGACATGGAGCCGTTCTTTTTCAAGCTCTACGGATGGAGGCGGGCCAATGAAACCTAGCACTCCTACCCCAGACGCACCCCCGTCGCGCGTTCAGCTTTCGCGCAAAAAGGGATGGCGCATGCCGCCGAATACGGAGAAGGTTACGCGCCCCGGTCTATGGGGCAACCCGTTCTCAGTGGCCCCGAAGCAGCGGGCTGGCAGCAAAGCCGGCGGTTTCTACATTGCCGTGCCGACAGTGGAGGACGCGATCGCCTGTTACCGCATCTGGCTCAACGAAGGCGCAGGGAAAGAGATCGCCGCCCTGGCTCGCCGCGACCTGCGCGGGAAGAATCTCGCCTGCTGGTGCGATGCCGACGCGCCGTGTCACGCAGACGTTTTACTGGAGATTGCCAATGGCTGATAGCACCCCTGCCACACACGCACTATTGAGAGAGCGGCTGCTCAAGGCGTACAGCGGTCGCTTGGACAACAGTGTCGCGGTCCTCGATGCGCCGGACCTATACGAAGTGATCGGCATTCTTCAGGATTTGGAAGCGTCATCGTCGGAGAAACAGGAGCGCGATCTAGGATTCTGCGAGGACTGCGGAATGTACGTGGTCTCGCCTCAACCGAATGCAGCGCCGCAGGCCCAAAGCAGCAATGGAGACCCCACCAGTGCAATAAGCGGGGGTTCGACTCCCTCAACGCCTGCGGCTGCTGCACCGAGCAACGGCGACTATTCGGCGAGCGATAAGAACGCACTAACGCCAACCGGCAACCCGCTCACCGAGGAGCGGATAGAGGAGTGGCGAAAATTTCTCCTGAATGATGTCGGCCTCGCGTTCGGCCATTCCTCGCCTGTCGGTGCGAACGTCCTTTGCGACATGGCGAAGGCCGCGCTTCGCTTTGAGCGCGAGAACACGCGGTTGAATCTCGAACTCGCCAACGCGCTCGATCTAGCGTCCGAGTCTGCCGCTAGTTCGCGCCACCGAACCTGCTGCGTCTGCGGTGTCTCGGACATCCCGTTCGGCGTGGATTGGCCTACATGGAAAGACGGGAAACCGTGTCACGCACTCTGCTATTACGCCGACGCGTTGTCTCCCCGCGAAGCGTCATCATCTGCCGAACTCGCTCCAGATGAGCCGGCGAACAGAGCATGGTCAGCGATGTCTATGCAGGAACGTTCGGCGTACAACCAGGGCTTTGCCCAGAAGGAGCGTATTGTCGAAGCGATGGCGCGCGAGCTGACCGAGATGACGACGGAGCGGGACACGCTCGCGGACCAACTTGCGAATCGCGAATACGACGCCGAATTAGCGCCACCCTTCGAGCCCGAGGACGAGGCGCCGGAAGGGCCGGCCGATCCGCTCCCGACAGAGGGGTTCTACGAAAAGTTGTGGAAGGATTTCGTGTCGCTCCAGCGCGGCGACACGGTCGGCATCTGCGCGAAGGTCGAGCGCTACTACCGCGAACAGGCGTCAGCCTCCCACGAACGCAGCAATGATCCGCGGTTGCTTGTTGATCTGAGCGTCGCCCTGGACGACTGGCTGCATCAGTATGCACCCGAGCATTGTCACGAGGACCAAGTCCGGGAACGCGCGAAGCGGATATTCGACATGGGCGGCACGCTCTACTACCTCGCTGGCCTTCAGAAGCGCATCCGAGCCGCGATAGCGTCGTCGTCCGCAAAACCGGCCATTGACGACTGCCACGATTGCGGGCGAGGGAAAGCGCACAGCGCGAACGATTGCGCTGCCGGGCTTTGCCCGAAGTGGTACGCGATCCGCGATCCGGATGCAGACGATGATTGCAAGCGCGTGGCAAAGGCGAATAGTCGCCGTCACGACGGAACGGGAGCTAAGTCATGAGTAGAACCGCGCCGCTTGTAAGGATAATCGAGAGCAATAAGAAAGACACCGATGAGGCCATTACAGTCCTGCGATTGCAGAGCAAGGCGTGGCGGATTGTGGCGATGATCGCAGGGCACGATCAAAAGAGAGGCGTTGCGTTATCACGTTGGCTGTTCTTCAAAACCACCCCGTTTGTTGATGGCGATGCTGTCAGTAAATTTATTGAAGAACATACCATCGAGGCAGAGCAAGCAGGGACTGCTAGCGGAGTATTCACTAGTCGCGGTACAGCAGGAACGGCGAAGTGAAAGCCAAAACAGCGGTCGTCGATGGACGGACATGGAAGACGTACGCATGCAGCTACGACTCGCCCGATGGGAGGTTCGCCTTCACCATCATGGCGATCTCCATGGAGCACGCGGCGGCGATGCTGGCGGACCTGAAGGACAACGCCAAGCTGGACGGCGAACTGTCGGACGAGATTCCGGCATGACGAACCGAAAGCGCGCCGGCGAAATCATGGCAGTGGCATGTCCCAGCTGTCGCGCCCAGATCGGGGAGCGGTGCGTGGCGGTCAATTACGGTCGATACACCAGGCCCGGGATCACGGGTGTCCCGTTTCACCAGAGGCGGCGCGAAATGGCGAATAGTCGCCGACCAGATAGAACCGGCCCATGATCCACTACCACGGCACCCCGATTACCCCGCGCGAGCAGCTGCTCCGCATGGAGGGGCGCCACTTCTGCGTCAGCTATGCACAGGACCAGGATCTCAAGACTTGCCTGCGGATCGCGCAATCTGTGATTTTCGACAACGGCGCCTTCTCGACATGGAAGCGCGGGCGTCCCTTCGACGAAGAGGGTTACATAGCATGGCTCGTGCCGATCCTGCACCAGCCTCATTGGGCCGTGGTTCCCGATGTCATAGACGGCGACGAGGCGGCAAACGACGCGATGCTCCTGCGGTGGCCCTATGGCCGTGAACTCGGGGCGCCCGTGTGGCACATGCACGAGTCGATTCCTCGCCTGCTCCATCTCGCCGACCGCTGGCCGAAGGTGTGCATCGGCTCTAGCGCAGAGTACGCAACCATCGGCACACCGACATGGTGCGGGCGCATGGACGAAGCGTTCAACGCGCTCACGGCTCGGCACGCGCGCCTGCCGTGGATACACGGTCTGCGGATGCTCGGGCAGGCTGGTAACGAGTGGCCACTTGCGAGCGCCGATTCGACGAACGTCGCGCAGAATTGGAAGCGAGATACCGGCTGCGCGGAGTGCAAGGCCGGGGCCCTGGACGGTATCCAACCGCCGTCCCTTTGGAACCCAAGACCGCTACAGGAGCGCCTCGCATGATGGAAATCACGAAGTCCTACCGCTTCGAGGCGGCGCACTCCCTGCCGTTGCTCCCCGAGTCGCACAAGTGCCATCACGTCCACGGACACAGTTACGAGATCGTGGTCGGCGTGAAGGGGCCGCTAGAGCCGATGCTCGGCTGGGTCCAGGACTACGCCGTCATCAGCGCGTACGTGAAGCCACTAATCGACATGCTGGACCATAAGAACCTGAACGACGTGATGGGTGTCCAGCAGACCACCGCCGAGAATCTCGCGCTCTGGTTCGCCGAGCGGCTCAAACTCGGGCTGCCGTGGCTGTCACGCGTCGAGGTGCGGGAGACGCCGACCAGCAACGTGATACTGCTGATCGAGACTAGCGCCAGTCCTTCCACAAACAACGCCCGGGAGGGTAAATGAGAATGCCGCAATTTTGGGAAGTGGACCAGTACGCCGACCTGGCGTGCAAATGCATGGCCGCGTTCGCCCTGTTCTCGCTCGGCATTTTCCTGCTGTATCAGGTGGTGAAATGAGCACTCTGCAAGAGCACCTTGCCGACCTGAAGAAATTCCGCGACAAGCGCGGCGCGCCGGAGTGGAATGCACTCGTCGTTACCATGGTCAACGCGCACCTGGACGATTTCATCGCAGCGCTTGAGCGCCATTTATACGTAGGGGTGCCAGCGCGCAGAGAGAAAATCGAAGCGTTCCGTTCGCTCGGTGCGAATTGGGATAGCTACGGAGCCTGCGTCTTCAGCCAAAAAAGCGTTGACGCCGCGCTTGCCCTGGAGCCGCGCATTCCTGAGACCTTCAGCAGCGTCGTTCCGATAGCAGACGGCGGGGTCATGTTCGGGGCGAATGGTGACGAGATCACCATCGAGGTATACGCAGTTGACGATGCCGACATAGGTCGGTTCATATCAGTGGAACGCTCATGATCGCGTATCGACGCTGGCAGAAGCACAAAGGCAGCAAGTCGTGGCTGTGCGACGGCTGGTTTCTTTTCGGATTCATCCCGCTCTACACGCGGAAAATTCCGAATTAGAGCACCTTCGACATACGGGAACGCACATGAAGAAAAAACGGCCTGTCCTTCAAGCTACTCATATTGTCGAATCAAACGCAGAGGCGTTTGCTAAGTTTTTGGCGGGAGACCGCAGTGGTCTACGGTGCACAATTTGCAATGCCGCTATAGGCGGATGCGATTGCTGGACGAAGTGCGCTTGCGGCTGGTCGTTTCAGAAGGGAACGAAGTGCCGCAATCCGCAGTGCACGGGAAAGTCTGATGAGCGCCGATAAGAATTGGCTTGTCGAATACCGTTTCAATGGTGAGGCATTCGTCCTCACCGTATGGGCCAAGACGCAGCCAGAGGCGAAGGCCAAGCTGTTCAACGCAGCAGCCTATGGCATCGTCAAGGGCGAAGTGCAGGCGATATTGCCGGCAGTTCCTGGCGCTGGATTACTGGTACGTCTGATTAGCTGGTGGAAAAACTGGCGTCAGTCTGGAGATGGATTGCCAATGTCGAAAGAGAACGGAGGAGTGAAATGAAACGCGTCTACCGACACACCATAGGAGAAGGGTCGCTGCCCGAGTGGCTGGAACTTGGCCCGGGCGTCGCACGGGCTCGTCTAGAGAAGCTTGACGTGAAAGCTGGCGACGACGTGCGGCTTCAGGTGGAAGGGGACACCTATACCGTCACCATTGAGGGGAATGAAATGAACCTTGACCTGACCATACGAGCAATCGAAGGATACGTGATCGAGAAGAAGGCCGCGGGCGTGCCTCCAACTACGATGATGGATATCCCTCTCAAGCTCGAACAGTGGGAGGCGATCGCGAAGGCGTTCCGGGCGCGCTACAACCAGGAGCGCGGCACCCTGATCTATCGGCTGCACAATTGGTGCAACGAAGCGCGCGGCGCCGACCTCGTTGAGGAGGGCCAAGCACTAATGAGCGAGGCCGCAGAAGCGCTCGCGTCGCGGCCGGAAGAACTAACGAATAAGCACCTGCGCGATGCTGCCGCCTATATCCTGAATCCGATCAGTGCAGAGGCAGATATCAGGGATCAGGCCGAAATGCTCGCGCGGCATTTTATGAACAAAGGGGGCGAGTCGTGAGAGTGCCAGCGCCGATTGCCGGCGAATACAATCGACTTGGAATAGCGGTGCGCGAAAAGAGAATGACCATAGAGCAGGCTCTGAAGGAGCTTGCTCAAATCTGCATCGACCGTCACGAGCATTTTGGCCTGATGCTGGCGCCAATCGTTGGCGAGACGTCCTACAAATTCCTCTATAACGAACTGCTCATGCAAGTCAGCAATAAATACCCTGGCGAAACACGCCACCAGACCGCGCTGCGCTACCTGCGCGCTGCCGAGAACAACGACGGCCAAGGTGAGGAGTGCGCAAAGAGTGCGTTACCTCAGGACTCACGCTAGATGGCTACCGCCTTCGTCTTCCCAGAACGTCCGCCCACCGTCGAACGCCTGGCTTGGGATTGGGCCGAGAAGATCGCCGAGGAGCACCACGTAAAGGTGACGGTGACGCTTGAGCGAGATGGCGGAGGGTTTCATGAACTTTCAATCGACAAGCGTCCGAACGCCGCAAAAGAGGGCTAGTCATGGAAAATCTAGCATTGCTGCTCTGGTACGCTATCGGCGTGTACGCCACGGCACGATTGGCTTGGGCACTAGTCCCACGAATAACTGTCGGCGATCTGTTCATCATCATCGTCAGCGGTATAGCCGGGCCGCTCATATTCGTATTCTGGCTGTTCCTGTGGCCGCGCAGGCGCCCATGGTTCGGCTGGCTGGCGCGATGGTTTAGGTTCCTCGATTGGAGGGTGCTGTGACGCGCGCCGGTTCTCTGGAAAGGGCGCACAGCTTGCAAGAGCGAAAGGCGATGCAGGAGCGCCTGCGCGAGTCGCTGCGCATCCACATCGTCAAGTGGATCGAGGCGAATTGCGACGACAACCCGTATTGGGCCGAGGCGTGGTTTGCTCCGGAGACCGAGGATCGAATGACAGAAGTGGCATGGCAGGTATTTATGTCCAGCCGCGACGGGCAGAGATTTGCTGAGGGGGAGAAATGACGCGCTCACCTACCATCGAAACCTGCTCTATCTGATGGCCCCTTCACGCGCAACCGATCATCCACTCTCGCAGGGTGCCTGCGTAGGTAACGATCAGGGACGCCCGAGCTGCTGGAGCCGTAGGGTTCGCGCATTGGGCGGTTCTGAACCCCTGTGAGGGATGGATGAGCGCAGCCTTCCTCTCCGCTGACGAAGTCCGGGAACTGACCGGATATAAACTCGCTGCCAAGCAAATCGAGTGGCTTATCAGGAACGCCATTCCGCATTACGTCAATGCCCTTGGCCGGCCGGTTGTTCCGAAAAATCTACTGGCTGAAAGATCAGTGGCGCATCCTGAATTGGGAACCGTAAAATGACGCCCGAAATGGGACGCCCCAAAACGGTGTACCTAAACCTTCCGCCGAGGATGACGGCGCGCCGGCTGAGATCCGGCAGGGTCCTCTACTACTACGGCCAGAAGAAAATCCCCCTCGGTTCTGACCTCAACGCCGCCCGCATCAAGTGGGCGAGCCACGAGAACGGGGTGTCTGACAGCGGCAGGTTTGCGGTCATTGCGAAACGCTGGGAAGCCGAGGAATTACCCAAGCTAGCCATTCGTACCCAGCAGTCCTACGGCTTTATGCTGGCTCAGCTTGAGGAGGCGTTCAGGAATTTCACCTTGGACCAAATCCGGCCGGTCGATGTCCGGAGATACCTTGACCTACGCTCTGCCAAGGTTTCCGCAAATCGGGAAGTATCGTTGCTTTCCACGATATTTAACTGGGCGCGTGAGCGGGGCCTGACCAGCAATGCTAACCCGTGCCTCGGGGTGACACGGCACCAAGAGAAGCCGAGGCGCCGGTACGTAACCGACGAAGAGTACGCCGCCATTATGGCAAAGGCTCCGGCCTTCCTTCAGGACGCCATGGATCTCGCCTTGCTCACCGGGCAAAGGCCCTCGGACGTTTTGAAGATGACCCGCCAGGACATGCGGGACGGCTGTTTGTGGGTCGCGCAGGCTAAGACTGGGGCGAAGGTAGGGATTACCCTAGATGGGGACCTAGAAGTCGTCCTACAGCGCATTCTGGCACGTCCGCACGATGTCCAAAGCATGTACCTCATTTCGGACGAGCAAGGGCAGCGGGTGAACTATTGGAGCCTACATCACGCCTTCCTGAAAACCGGGGCGGACTGGCAGTTTAGAGACTTGCGGGCCAAGATGGTGACGGACGAAAAGGACCTGAAGGTCGCCCAGCAACGGGCCGGGCATACGACCGAGGTAACGACTGCCAGGGTCTACCGGCGGGTAAAAGGCAACGTGGTGAAGCCGCTGAAACGCGGGAATTAAGAACCGATTAGGAACCAAATCTCAAAAACCTTTTTATAATCAGCGCGCGCTGTTGTAGTGCCCACACTTTACACATTTCGCAAGATCAAGACCTTACGCAAAATCGGTTCATAACGAAACAGACTGCAATTGCCCGGGAGAGCGAGAGGATTATGAACGGCTATTTGGTAGTGTCTCAGGTTGAGTTGTAACAGGTGATTTGAAGTTTAAAACGTTCGGATTATTGTAGGATAGTTCGAACGTATTTTACGATGCATTCCAGGACCGAAAACTACCAAGCTTGGTAGATTCTCCTGAGCTTTGGTAAGGTTGTTTTAGAAACAAAAAACCCGCCGAAGCGGGGTCAGAATTCTTTGTCTAGACCGGCTTGTTTCAAGACTTCGTTTGCCGTGTGCCTGGATTTTATGTCGCTGTCTACTGGGAATCGCTTCCCAGAGAGAGGGCTAAACCAAATTTCGTGGTCGCCCTTACCCTGCCGCTCAAAATAACAGCCGTTTTTCTTCAGAAGCTTCTTGAGCGGGCCAGTAAACCCGGCCACGCGTGCTACGCAGCTTCTCGATATGCGATTTCGTTGATTTCCCCGAGAAGCTTAAAGTGGATCTCTTCGCAGTCGGCATAGCCATTAGCGTCGAGAAGCTCGGGGATCATTGCTTTTAGCTTTGGGACTAGGATGTCCCAGCTCTCTGCTTC